TCATTCTGCTCTCTCTTTCTTGTCCTACCATTCTATACCTATTATCGTCCAGTGTCAACACCCATGAACAGGAAAGTTTCCTTACAATATCGTAAGGTTGTCGTAAAGTGTTGCAGCCTAAGCACTTACGCTTCGCGGGGCGGGCCGGGCTGGTCGTAAGTCCTTAGTAGTGAAGGAGATACGTCAAGCCACACCCTAGAATGAAACACACCCCAAATAGAACATAATCACTGATTTTCATCATTTTCCTCCATATACATGATATTTGACATACTAGCATACAATACAATGCCACAAATATAACCGAAAGCAACACTAATAAAGTCGAACTGATACATCCGTGTATCTCCATTTTGTTTAAGTGGTCAATCCCCGTACCCTACCCAGAAATCATCACCCTTCTCATCCTGCATAAGAGTATAACCCCTAGACTTCATATTCTCATACTCATTTATCCTTTGCCATACTTCTCCCACAATAGTGAGAGAATAAGAAAAGAACAAAACACCACACATAGCCGCCACCCAGACCCATACCATGATAAAATCGCTCATGTTCAAGCCTCCGTTTCAGCAGGGATGGTGGTCAGATTCTCACACTGTTCAAGGTAGCACGACCGATACTCAGTATGTCCAATCTTCACAATCATCAACTTACCCTTGGGCTTATCCTCAACCCTACGAACCTCACCACGGAAGTTCTCACCCTTATAGGTAAACTCCACCCAATCATACCGCTGGGGCAACACAATGTTACTCATCTTTTCCTCTTGGTTACTGGTCATCTTCCCTATACCTATTATCGACATTCTACCACATCATCCGTTAGTCTGCAATACCTTACATTATCGTAAGGTTGCAAGTTGTTGCGTCATAAGGAGTTACATCAAATCGGGGCGGTCGCGTTTTCCCTAAGTCCTTATAGGATAACGCTTTAGGTCAACTGCTATATGTTTGTGCAGCAGTGTGCATTTATTCATCACTCTTGAAGCTGAACGGGCTGAGTTCCAAGTGAGCGACCGCACCATACTGTTTGGTCAGTTCCTCGACACGTTCACGCGAACCCGGCTTACCAACCGGAACGATCATGGTGTCATCACCACCCACATAGCGGGGGTCAGCCTTTTCCTTGCGAGTCTTTCCAAGATTCTTCAAGGCAGTACGATTGAACTTGATAACCTTTTCACTCACGATATAACGCTTCTGGTCAGTCACACCGTAGACGTAATCGGTATCTTCTGTGATTCGATCATCTGGGATTTCCACGAACATCGGCACCGCGATACCCTTGAAGATCATACGGGCTTGACGCTTGGCATTTTCGATGATGGGATACTTGGTTTTCATTGTCTTTTCTCTCTTAGGGTCTATCGTTTTCTTGTTCTTGGATTCTATCAAAAATTTTGTACTTGTCAATCCCCTCTAATAGGGGTCACATTCTCCATTCCACAAACTTGAGAACGCACACCTTTCCAGGATACTTTGCATCGATATACTTCTGTGCAGTAGTCTTGCTATTGTCTGTAGCAGAGCAACACTGAACAATCGTACCGTCGATTGAAACGATCCAAATCCTACGCTTCCGAATCTTGGGAAGCGAACCGATGAAACCATTCACACTCATAACCTTTTCCATTTTCAACTCTCTCTTTCTTTCTGTCACCATTATACAAGTATTATCGTCATTTGTCAATAGCTTAGGCCAGAAAAACTTTCCTTACAATGTCGTAAGGTTGTCGTAAGTCATTACCCCACAAGTACTTACGCTTCGCGGGGCGGGCCGCGTTTGCCCTAAGTCGTTATAGGGTAACGCTTTAGGTTAACTGCTGTACTTTTGTGCAGTAGTGATCATTCATTCATCGCTCTTGAAGCTGAACGGGCTGATTTCCAGATGAGCAACCGCTCCATACTGCTTGGTCAGTTCTTCGACACGTTCACGACTTCCCGGCTTGCCAACCGGAACGATCATGGTATCCTCACCCCCCACATATCGGGGGTCAGCCTTTTCCTTGCGAACTTTGCCAATGTTCTTCAGTGCGGTACGATTGAACTTGAGAACCTTTTCCGAAACGACGTATCGCTTCTGGTCAGTCACGCCGTAAACGTAATCGGTATCTTCAGTGATTCGATCATCGGGAATCTCGACGAGCATCGGCACAGCGATACCCTTGAAGATCATACGGGCTTGACGCTTGGCATTTTCGATGATGGGATACTTGGTTTTCATTTTCTTTTTCTCTCTAGGGTCTATCGTTCTCTTGTTCGTGGATTCTATCAACAATTCTTTTTCCTATCAACCCCCACTGTGGGTGGGTCGATAGGTGCAAGGATTGCCGTACACAAGAATTGCTAGAGTCAATTTATCGTCCGAAAAATATGCGTTCATGCTTTCGGTTACGGTGACTTCCCACACATTACCCTCATCGTACTCCCAGCCTACGATTTTTCCAACCTTTTGCTCTTTTCCCCACATGAACGATACCATGTCACCAATTTCAAACATTCTTTTCTCTCTTTCTTTCTTCTCTATCTCTTATATCGACATTATACCACAGCTTTCTTGAGTTTGCAAGAGAAATCCAGAGATTTTATTGTCAAGAGATTTTGACAAAACTTTTCGTCATTTCTTTTGGGCTTGGCACACCATTTGCTAAGTTGTCGTAAAGTCTTATGTGGCAAGCACTTACGTCGATCCCGGCCCGCCCGCCTTGCCCTAAGTGCTTTAGGGTCAAGGACTTACGGATCAGTATACCAGATTCATATCAGCTACCGTTACCCCATCCGTATATGGTGTACCATCGTCCAGATACCATTCGCCCTTGCGTTGATACACACGTACAGGTGAATACTGATTGATTCTATCCTTAGTGGTACTCGTATACCATCCGCCCGTGTTGAGCGTAGCTGAGTTATCAGGATGAATCTTTACCACATAGGTACTATGCAGCATAATCCCTACGCTACCATCAGGAAGAATCTCTGCATAGGTATTGTTGCCAACCTTGCGAGTATCCTTATTAGTCTTACCACGAACCATCTTTACTGCTTCGAAGTGTGTCATGTCATTTCCCTTAATGTGTAATTAGTCGTTGTCATGCAGGATAGATTGAATAGCGTTACCAATCTCATGTGCAGTGTAGGATATGAAGCCAGCACCGCAAATCAAAGCAAACAGCTGAAAATATTCGATAGTCGTAATCATTGGGATTCCTTTTCTTTCTTGTGTTCTTATTCTACACCTATTATCGACCAACGTCAAGCTCTAGCAATAGTTTTCTTCCTTACAATATCGTAAGGTTCATAAGCCTATATGAGATAAGGACTTACGTCAGATGCGGGCGCCCGGCCTCGCCCTAAGTGTTTATAGGGTAAGGCTTTAGGTCATGAGGCGTGAATGAAGACCTTTTCGCTTACTGTACGGTTGGTCACCGTCACAATCCAATTCTTTCCACTACCATCCTCACGCATGATACCGTTGATAAGGCCCACATGAGAATTACCCCTTGGGTCGATCACACAGTGATACTTGCCAGCTCGCATAGCAGCGAAAATCTTGTCAAGGTTGTTCGTCACAGTTTTATAGTTAGTCTGAAGCATCTTTTTTCCTCTTGGGTTGATTCTATTCTACCGTATACGCTATGGTGGTGTCAATTCCAATATTCGCCAGAATCCAATTCCTCTTGAGAGACGAATTCATCTCGCTCCATCCAATTACGACATCTTTGCCCTTTATAGTGATTGTGATCTTCGACCAGATATCGTCCGTTGTTGATTTCCACCACCACACCAGACGAATCCGGGGAGTCGAAAACAAAATTGAAGTAAACCGTATCTCCAACATTCACAGAATTCACAGCATCCATTTTCATCATCTCCTCTTGTGTTGGTTCTATTATACAGTATCGGCTATTCCGTTGTCAATACCTTAGTAGTAAAGAAAATCGTTGAGAATGTTTCCGTCCCGGTCAACGGTGATTCCCTCACCTTCGTCGCCCATCGGGAAAAAGTCTCCGATATGAAACCGTCCCGAATCATACTCGTCGTTCAGAGCCTCAGCGAGCAACTCGCCGCCGATACGAGCAATTCCAACCAAGGTATCGGGGCTGGTCGAATCAGCACCATAGAGGAAGTTTTCGAGTTCGTTGCGGTTGTTGATGGTGATCATTTTCTTGTCCTCTTGTTGTCTCTTGTTCTCTTGTGCTTTCATTATACAGTATTTATCGACGCTTTCAAGAGAAATCTTTGGAATTTTTGAAATATAATTTCATGCCAAACAAAATCTTTTTTATATTTGTTGTAAGTCTATACGTGGCAAGTACTTATGTCGAATTCGGCCCGCCCGGCAAATCGTAAGTGCTTACCTCATAAGGCTTTACGTCTTATAGAATCGTACCATCGCCACGAATGCGATACATGATACCCCCGATACTGTACAGGCTTATACCCTCTCCCATGTGCTGTACAAACGTAGCAGAATAACCGTGTCGAGCAACTAGGCGGCGAATCGTGTTTTGAACTTGAATGGTCATTGGTTTGTCCTTGTTTCAGAGAGATAATTCTCTCAGTCGTGAAGAATGGAATAAACAGCATTACCCACTTCGTGTGCAGTGTACGAGACAAAACCAGCAAAAGCAATCAGAGCAAACAGTTGAAAGTATTCGATAGTCGTAATCATTTTCTTGTCCTCTTATTCTCTCTTGTTCTCTCTTATTCTTATATCGACATTATACAGAGTATTCTGTAGGTTGCAAGCGGAAAGTTTCCTTACGATTTCGTAAGGTTTCTAGAGCAAATATCATGCCAATTCGATAACTCGTCGTAAACCTTTACCATATAAGAACTTACGTTCAATCTGGCGGAGCATATTTACCCTAAGTTGTTACCATATATAGAGTTAGGGGGATTTTCTGTTTTAGAACTGCCATTTCGACAGTTTCCTAAAACCGCAGGGAGGTACCAACATACCAAGGACCAATTTAATTAAATGTACTAGCTAAACCATCCCTTTTGGCTTTCTTCTTTGCTTGTTTCTTTCGAAGCCTACTAATTCTCTTTTTAGATATTTCTGGATATTTGTTTCTTAAATCTAATTTCTTTTCCCAATCATATACGCTATAACTAACTTTCTTTCCGTTCCAACTTTGATTAGGGTTCCATCTACCCTCTTGTTTGAAATATTCGCTTATTTTATATAGTTCGCCCCTATACTCCAACCATATCTGCTCAAATTCTTCAGGAAAAGACCCTCGCCTATCTAACATATTATCTCTGTGTGTTCCTTTGGCTAAATGATCCGAATTATAGCATCGAGCATTATTACATAAATGACGTACTAATTCTGGATACTCTCCATACTTTTCCCAATATGCAACTCTGTGTTTAGTAAAATATTTTCTTTCTCCGTTAACTGTGACATCCATTCTTCCATATCCGCTTTTATGATTGGTTAGTGTTTCTTTACAAGCAGATCCGTTATATGATTTATCGTTACTCAACGTAAAATTTTTAATATAAGTATCTTTAGTAATGGCTTTTTCCAACCATAGTCTAATATTTTCCTCTTTCACAGGTTTCCAGTAGTTTAACAAAGACAAAAAACTATACTTATTTAGATGCCAGCACTCCTTCTGCATAATACTATCAATCCCACACTCTTCTATTATGGCATAATGTACAGAGTATTTGCTATTGTTATATAAGTTTTGTAAATTTTTATTATAGTGTTTATTATTTTTTAATTCATTCTCATGAGCTGATAACCTATCGCCCATACTAACACTACTACCAATATAAATCTTTATGTCATTTACTAATTTATGCTTATCAGGACTGGTTTTATTGTAGTTCCATATAAAATATATAGCGTATACTCCACTAATATTTTTAATTTTACTGAAATCTCTAATTTCTGTCCACGAAGATATTTGATTATGATTTATTTTAGAAGCTATATTTCTACGCCTTTTAATAGAATTTAACGTACTTTTTGTTATTCCATATTTTTTATACAGATCACGAGCAGCAACTCCTGCTTCATAATCTTTTATTAAGTCTCTTTCCTGTGTTCCTGTCAGGATAACTTTTCTTTTTCTTTTTTTCTTGTCTATGCTACCTTTTGGTCTACACATACTATTACGCTACTAGTAAGCCTTTCCATCCTGTTGAAATTTGTTTTGAGATAGGATCATATATCTGTATACTAATGTTGTTTGACCCTTTATGGAACCACGATCTATTTAAAATTATATTGAATCCGTGCCTAGCACTACCAAGAACAGGAACCAATGCTGGTCTATACAAATTAGCCCACTGTCCAGTAACTACTTTTCCATTAATAACTATTCTAACTAGCACCGGAGAAGCTCCTGATCTTTCACTAAATGCCCATCCTGCTATTCTATCTAATCTTAAATATCCTACCCTAACTATCGGAGCCGGAATATTAACAGTTGTTGATCCAATAGTTGTCCACGATCCTGTTTGAGAGTCTCTAGCCTCCACTTTTATATCATGACTGCCTATAGTTAGACCCCCCAGATTAAAACTAAAAGCCCCACCAACCCCAGATGCAGCCACCTGCTTTTCTGCACCATTAATAATTAATCGTACAGAAATACTAGAGTTTGGAAAGTTAAGATCTTTAACCCATCCACTAATACTTCTTAGATTCTGAGATGTTATGGCTCCTGTTGGTAATATGTTGCCGTCATAAGCAACTCCCAATACATTAGATATAGCTGCTCCTACGTTCAACTTTCCTCCTGTTGCCACCTTTCCAAATAGTTCTGGTATTTTATCAACGCTAGAGAATATAACATTTTTAACTTCTGATACCGTAATACCTGGCTTAACAGCATTTAGCAAAGCAACAGCCCCGGCCACAAAAGGAGATGCCATACTAGTACCACTTTTATATCCATAATTATTATATGGAATAGTAGACAATATTGTGCTACCAGGAGCGGCAATATCTACGGTATTAGCTCCATAATTTGAAAAGCTAGCTAAGCCATTAGTATAACTACTCAAAGCCCCCACACTAATAATATTATTCACATCAAAACAGCTAGGATAGCTTAAAGTAATATCATTATTGCTTCCTTTATTTCCTGCAGCTACGGTTAGCACTACCCCAGCATCATTTAATCTACCAATCGCCTCATACAACATATTGCTAAAACCAGTTCCTCCCCAACTAGCATTAGCGGCCACCACATTCACCCCATAGATATTCTTCATCATACTAATATAATCCATGGCCCGAATAGCCCCACCAGTATCACCCACCCCCTTATCATCAAAAAATTTCAAACTCATCAAGCTCACATTCCAATTAATTCCCGCAACCCCCAAACTGTTACCCCCTTCTGCACCAATTATACCTGCCACATGAGTTCCATGACCATATCGATCCTGAACATCATTATTATTGTTTGCAAAATTCCACCCATAAATATCATCTATATATCCATTCCCCTCATTATCTATTCCGTCTCCTGCTATCTCTCCAGGATTAACCCATAAATTATTTTTTAAATCTTGATTGGTTAAATCAATACCGCTATCAATAATCGCCACAACAACACCCTTCGACCCTGTAGAATAAGACCATGCCTGATAAGAAGAAACGCTACCAAGCCCCCACTGGGAACCTGATAGCGTATCATTAGGAACTACAGATAATAAGGTTTTAGATTCTAATTTTTCTATCGTCAGAACTTTTTTGTTCATGTCGGCTTCCTTGCGAGTTTTGTGACAAACTTGATTTTCGCAATTTAGCAGAAAAATCTTTTTTGTCAATACTTTACTGGAACATAAACCGTTTGTGGAACTCTTACTATTTCGTATCGTTTAAATAAACACCAATATTGTTTTTCAACAACGGTATTTTGATATGTTGTTACGGGGGTATAATACTGATAAGGAACATTAATTATTACAACTTGTGGATTATAATAGTAATATGGTAAATATTGACCATATTGAATTGTTGGGGCAACCGGGGTTATTGCTTGAGCAGATACCCATTGATCAGCATAACTAACGGACCCGTATATCATCAACATTATAACTAATACTATATTTTTCATATTTAATTTACTCCTTATATAAAAATAGTTCCTAGAAAAATCCAGGAACTATATTTAAAAAACCATTATTTTTATTAAATTCAGCCAGCAGAAGAAACGTCATTTGAAACGTTGGATACTACCTTGTTCTTAACTGGACGACCTCTCGGCTTCTTTAGTGCTAGCTTGCGTCTTTGGCGACGAACCATAGCTGTTGTAACGTTTTGTCCGGTAATTTGACTAAGCTTTGCGGCTAGAGCCTCGTCACAAAGAATAGTATGATTTTCTCTAATAAAATCAGTTTCCGAACTTGACCATTTTTTGTAAGTTATCATTTTCTCACTTTCCATAAATAAAGTTGACTAAAAGTGTAAGAACTCTATTATACTAGTGTTTGGCAAGTTTTGTGCAAGGAGAAAAAATGAACAATAATCCAATAAATATTCTAGATTCAATATTGGAAGTTAAAGCATCGGGAGTCGATGTTACAGCAGACCTCTTATTAAACGAAGGCAAAAGCATAGCTCAACTATTATATGACCAAGAAAAATCAGAAAATCCTCCAGAAAACTCCTAAATTACCTCATGGGGTAACAGAAGAGCAATTTTTGACCGTATTAGATAATATTAGCAAAAGACTAGGTCATAAATTTAAATTTGGCTATCATAGTTTTGACGATATGAAACAGCAAGCTGCTGTTTTTGCTTTAGAAGGTCTAGAAAAATACGATAACAAAAGACCTCTTGAAAATTTCTTATGGACCCACGTTAGAAATAGACTCTTTAATTACAAAAGAGACAACTACCAAAGACCAGATAAGCCGTGTTTAACTTGTCCATTATATGATGCTCATTGCAAAGCTTCTACAAATCAATGCTTAGAATATTCTGACAAAAGCGAATGCGAATTATATTCGGCCTGGGAGAAAAGAAACAACAGAAAAAAGAATATTATGAAACCCGTAGGCATGGACGATCTTGCGGAAAAATCTACAAAATCAATTGTAGAACATGATATTCCAGAAAGTATTTTTAATCAACAAATCATAGACCTATTAGACAAGCATATTCCCGCACCATATCGTGAATCTTATCTAAGACTAAAATACGGAGAAAAGATTTACAAAGCAGAAATGAACAAACTACACGAAATTATACAAGATATTTTAAGAGAACATAATTACGAGTATTAATCTTGAGTAAAAAAAGAGGACAATTAAGCCTAGATGAAGAAAAGTTTATAAGACAACATGTTTTAAACATGACCATAGAAAATATAGCTTCATCCTTAAATCGGTCAACCGCCCCTATAGAACGATATATAGAGGAAAATCAACTAGCTCGTGATCCATTAGAAAAAAATGAAGAAAAAATATTATTACAGAAACTTCATAGTAAATCATTCTGGGGAGAAATAAAAAAACAGTTTGATGCTGATAGTGGAGAATTAGAATATTTTGAAAATGTATGGATCAATTTAGTTAAACAATTTAGAGAAGATGTATTACCTGCCGAAGAGCTTCAGATCAAACAATTTATTACAATAGATATTCTTATTAATCGCAGCATGAAAGAGCGCAAACGTCACATTGCAGAAACCGAAAAATTACAAAAGCAAGTTGATAAAGAATATGAAAAAGTCGAATCTGAACGAGATATTCCAAAGCTTGCTAATCTTGAAACTCAATTATCTTTTGCTAGGAATAGTATTGCTAATTATACTAATGAATATACTAAACTATTAAATGAACAACAAAAAATTAGCAAAGATTTAAAGGCAACCCGTGAGCAACGAATTAAAAGAGTAGAAGATGGTAAAAGTAGTTGGGTAGGACTAATACGTATGTTAGAAGATGAAGAAATAAGAGAAAAAGAAGGACGAGAAATGAAAATACTAAGTTTAGCAACAGATAAAATTAAAGAAAAACTCTACGACTATCATCAATATGCAGACAATACTCTTGATCTTCCCTTTTTAACTCCAGAAAGTGTAAAAAATAAATCATGAAAAAAGCTTTAGTTACAGGAATCACTGGACAGGACGGTAGCTATTTGGCAGAATTTCTACTAGAAAGAGACTATAAAGTAGTAGGATTACATCGTAGATCCTCGTCAAACAATACCCAGCGAATAGCTCATATTTTAGATCATCCTAATTTAGTAATAGAGGAATATGATCTGACAGATCCTAGTGGAACTAACAGGGTAATACAAAAATATGAACCAGATGAATTTTATAATCTAGCTGCTCAGAGCCATGTTGCTACCAGCTTTGAACAACCAACAACCACGTTTGAGATTAATAGTGTTGGAGTAATTAATATCTTAGAAAGTATTCGTAATTTTAGTTCTCATACTAAATTTTATCAGGCTAGTACTAGCGAAATGTTCGGGCGAAATTATACTCTAAAAGATAATAAAAAATACCAAGATGAAAATACAACAATGCTACCTCAGAGTCCTTATGGTGTAGCAAAATTAGCGTCTTATCATATGGTTCAAATTTATCGTTCATCATATAATATTTTTGGATGTTCGGGCATACTATTCAATCATGAGAGTCCAAGGCGTGGAGAAAATTTTGTAACGCGAAAAATAACTAAATATTTAGCAGAATTAATTAAAGGCAAAACTAAGAACAAGTTACATCTGGGAAATTTAGATGCTCATAGAGACTGGGGGCATGCTAAAGATTATATAGAAGCTATGTATTTGATGCTACAACACGACAAGCCTGATGACTATGTGGTTTCTACGGGCGAAACTCATTCTGTAAGGGAATTTTTAGAAGTAGCATTTGGGAGTTTTGATATGAATTATAACGACTATGTGGTGATTGATCCTAAGTTTTATCGTCCATGCGAAGTTGAATACTTATTGGGCGATTCCTCTAAGGCTCGCTCGGTTTTGGGATGGGTCAATAAAATTTCTTTTAATGAATTAATACAAGACATGATATCTAGTGATTTAAACAATGCTTAGAAACTTTAATGATCCACAATATAAAAAATGGAGAAAGGCCGTCTATAAAAGAGATGGATACAAGTGTCGTTGGCCTAATTGTAGCTTGAAACGAAAATTAAATGCACATCATATACGAACATGGGCTAATTTTCCCGGTTTGCGATTTGATATTGAAAACGGAATTTCTCTTTGTTCGTACCATCATAATCTCATAAAAGGTATGGAAAACATTTATGAATCAACCTTCTTGAGAATCTTAGCAAATGATAAACTACAATAATTTTGAAATCATAATAGACACCAGAGAGCAGCAGCCTTGGATTTTTGAACATCAGACTAAAGCTTGTGAAAAGCTTGATACGGGTGATTATTCTGTTCGAGGATTAGAGCATCAACTTTGTATAGAGCGTAAAAAAAGTGTTAGTGAAATTGCAAATAATATTACGGAAAAAAGATTCAAAGATGTTGTGGCGCGTATGACACAATATAAATATTCATTTTTATTACTAGAATTTGATTTCGATAACGTACTAGCATATCCTGTAGGTTCTAATGTTCCTAAAAAAATGTGGGACAAGCTTAAAATTACTCCAAACTTTTTAATTAAACACCTAGTGGAGTTACAAGTGTTTTTTAACATAAAAGTATTATTTTGCGGTTCAGCTTCTAATGCGGAACGCATGGCATTATCTATCATGAAAAAGGTTTACGAAATTGAACAACCAAGAAAACAAGATATTTGATGACGCTTGGTTAAACCTAGGCGATCTATCAAAAATAGTTATACCTTCAAATCCTATGATTCATAGGTCTAGAGAAGATATAGAAAATCCAGATCTTCATTTAATGAGACTATTAAAAAATCCTGATAACGTAGGATATACATGTAAAATATTATTTAACATAGAATTGCATCCATTACAAATTGCAATCTTACAAGAATTATGGGTTCGTGCTTTTCCTATGTATATAGCAAGTCGAGGTCTTGGTAAAAGTTTTTTATTGGCTTTATATTGTGTTTTAAGAATGACTTTTTATCCAGCAACAAAAATAGTGGTTGTTGGAGCAGCATTTAGGCAGAGTAAAATTATATTTGAATATATGGAAACTATTTGGCGTAATAGTCCTATATTGCGTAGTATATTTAATGGTAATGACGATGGTCCAAGACGAGATGTTGATAGATGTACTATCAGATTAGGAGATAGTTGGACCATTGCTGTTCCGATGGGCGATGGCAGTAAGATCAGAGGTTTAAGAGCACACATCATCATAGCAGACGAATTTGCTGCTATTAGTCCTGATATCTACGAAACAGTAGTTTCTGGCTTCGCTGCTGTTAGCGCTAGTCCAATACAAAATGTAAAAGAACAAGCTAGAAGAGCAGCCATGGCAGAAGTTGGCTTGTGGAATGAAGAACTAGAAACCCTAAATTATAAAATGGGTAATCAGGCTATTATTAGTGGAACTGCTGATTACGATTTTAAACATTTTGCAAGCTATTGGAAAAGATATAAAGCCATTATTGAAAGTAAAGGAGATATCCATAAATTATCAGAACTCTTTAAGGGAGAAGTTCCGGACAATTTTAATTGGAAAGACTATAGCATTATTCGTATTCCCTATGAATTAATTCCTAAGGGTTTTATGGATGATAAACAGGTCAGCAGAGCTAAGGCTACTATTCATACTGGTATATACAATATGGAATATGCTGCTTGTTTTACCATTGATAGTTCGGGATTCTTTAAAAGATCATTAATAGAAGGCTGTGTTGTTAATGATACTAATCCCATAGTTATTAATAATAAACCAATTATTTTTGATGCAAAAGTATCGGGAGATTCTAATTTACAATATATTTATGGTATTGACCCAGCTAGTGAACAAGATAATTTTAGTATAGTTGTACTAGAGGTTCATGCTGATCACTCTCGTATAGTATATGTATGGACAACTAATAGGGCTAATTTTAAAGAAAGACAAAAAACTGGTTTAGTTAAAGATCATGATTTTTATGGATTTTGTGCAAGAAAAATTAGAAATTTACTTAAAACATTTCCTTGTTCTAGAATCGGATTAGATGCTCAAGGCGGAGGCGTGGCGATTGAGGAAGCATTACACGATCCTTCTAAACTAGAGGACGGAGAGAATCTTATATGGCCAGTAATTAATTATGATAAATCCAAGGATACCGACTCTCAACCCGGATTACACCTAATAGAGTTGGTACAATTTGCCAAGGCTGATTGGACAAGTCAGGCTAATCATGGTTTACGCAAAGATCTTGAAGATAAAGTTCTATTATTTCCTAGATTTGATAATCTTACTTTAGGACTAGCTTTAGAAAAAGAAGGTAAAGACATATTAGAGTCAGAATTAAGTCCTGTTTATGATAGCTTAAGCGAATGTATTCTAGAAATAGAAGAATTAAAAAATGAACTTACTACAATAGTTATGACTCAAACCAGCACAGGACCAAATGCTAGAGATCGATGGGATACTCCAGAAGTCAAGATGCCTAATGGAAAAAAGGGTAGACTAAGAAAAGACCGATATAGTGCACTTGTTATAGCTAATATGTTAGCTCGTCAAATGAATAGGACTTTAAAAAATATTGAATATGATATCATAGGAGATGACGCTAGAACAGCAGTAAAGCATAACGGTCAAATGTACAGAGGACCTGAATGGTTTACTAGCGGAGCTAATGATGACGATCTTTATACTGGAATTTATAGATAAAGTGTATTAATAATAAAGTAATCGAATTGTAGTTGTATTACCTTTAGAATAATAAATATGGCTAAAAGATATCCAAAAAGTGACGCTATTCAAGACGCATCAAATGATAACAGTCCCGCATATGTAACGTGGGGTGATGATTTAGCCAGTAAACAAACTGCTCTTAATCAATCATCCGAGTCTTTGTCTGAATTTACATTAGTTAATAAAACTAGCGGAATGAGAAGATACGGATTAGATTATTCTAATCTTGATAAAAATACTAGTGGTCGTCCTGGCCTTAATCGCTCAGATTATGATTATTTTAGACCCGATGAAGCTGTTCCTCGTGAACTTAAATTAATATTAAAAAAAGCTGAAGATATTTATCAGAGAGTGGGCTTGGTAAAAAATGTTATAGATCTTATGGGTGATTTTTCAGTACAAGGTATTCGACTTGTTCACAGAAATAAAAGAATAGAGCGTTTTTATAGACAGTGGTTCAAAAAAATACAAGGTAAAGATCGCAGTGAAAGATTCTTAAATAATTTATATAAAACTGGTAATGTTGTTATTAATAGACAAACAGGAAAATTAAGCTTAAAGGCAGCCGATAAATTATATAAGACATTAGGTTCTCCCGATATGCAAATACAGGATATTAATGATGTTGCTGTCGAGAAACGAGAAATACCTTGGAAATATACTTTTATGGATCCTTTCTATGTGGAAATAGCTGCTGGTCCACTAGCTTCCTTTTCTTCTAAAAAATCTTATCAATTAGTTTTACCAGCCCAATTACGAAAAATTATCAACAACCCAAAGACAGAAGCTGATAAAAAAATTATTGCAGGGTTACCACCGGCTATTCTTGAAGCAGCTAAAACTAGACTTCCATACGACTTGGATGATGAGAAAACACTAGTATTTCACTATAAGAAAGACGATTGGCAGAGTTGGGCTTTTCCTATGATATACGCCATCATGGATGATATTACAGTTATAGAAAAACTAAAACTAGCAGATATGGCAGCGTTGGACGGAGCAATATCTAATATTCGTATTTTTAAACTAGGTAGCTTAGAACATAAGATAGCTCCAACCAAAGCCGCGACAGCAAAGCTAGCTCAGATATTGGGTAATAACGTTGGAGGCGGGACAATGGATCTTGTGTGGGGGCCTGATATAGAGCTAATAGAAAGCAATACTAATGTTCATCAATTTTTAGGTGAAGGTAAATACGTACCTCATATGAATAGTATTTATGCTGGCTTAGGTATACCTCCGACACTAACAGGAACATTCGGGGCTGCTGGAACAACAAATAATTTTATTAGCTTAAAAACTCTCACACAAAGACTACAATATGGTAGAGATATACTTGTTTCTTTCTGGGAAAAAGAAATAGAATTAGTACAAAAAGCAATGGGATTTAAATATCCAGCTAAAATTGAATTTGATAGAATGGATCTTAGTAATGAAGATACTGAAAAATCACTACTAATACAATTAGCAGATAGAAACATTATCAGTGACGAACTAATACAAACTCGATTTGGGTTTGACCCAGATATGGAAAAGAGCAGGCTTAATAGAGAAAATAGAGAAAGAGACTCTTCTAGAATGGTTAATAAAGCCGGTCCATGGTTTGATCCAGATCCTGATGCAGCCTTAAAGAAGATAGCATTACAAACCGGTGTTGTTGCTCCTAGTCAGGTCGGATTGGAACTCGAAAAGAAAAAAAGTAGTGAAAAATCGGCTTTGGACATGAAAACTCCATCTTTGTCTGCACCTTCAACGAAGTTGGCAAATGATTCGCCAGAATCATTGCCAGGAGTACCAGGACAAGGTCGCCCCAAAAATTCCAAGGATTCACAACAACGTAAAACAAAAGTTTTTAAACCACAGACTGGCGCTAAGCTTCTTTTATGGGCAAGTGATACCCAAGACAAGATTAGTCAAATAGTAAACCCGGTATTGTTACAGTTCTTTAATAAGAAAAACTTAAGAAGCTTATCTAATGAGGAAGTTAAAGAACTAGACTCTATCAAAACCAAACTACTATTTAATCTACAACCATTCACAACTATTAGCACAGATATTATTTTACAGTCTCTTAACGATATAGATAGTTCGCCCGAAATAATTCAAGCTTACAGTAGCTGGTTAAAAGAACTAAAATTAGATCTTAATAAAGATTTAACAGTAGACGAGCTAAAACAAGCAAAAGCTTCATTCTATTGTATGGTGTACTCCTTGGTATAACAAAAAGAGGTATAAATTATGCAAATATTTAAACAAGAAATTGAAGACGGTCTAGAACACCAGATATCATCTTCTGCATCATTTTCTTATGCTTCTATTGCAGAACCCTGCCTATTAAATAAACCTAATCTTACTAACATCAAAAGCCTTGCTTCTTTTAATGATTCTGACTTATATTATGTTCAGTCTATTTTAGTAAGTTCGTCATGGAATAAAAATGACGATATTTTTGAAAAGGGTGAAGTCTGGATGGCTAGAAAAACACCAGAAGACAAACCTACTAATCTTGAACATGATGAAGGAACAATTATAGGACATATTACTAGTAATTGGCCAATCACAGAAGATGGTAATATTATACCAGAAAATATAGATATTAATAAGTTGCCAGAAAAATACCATATTTTAACAGGGTCTGTTATCTATAGAGCATTTACCAATCCTGAACTCAAAGATCGTGCAGAAAAATTAATATCTAGTATAGAGTCCGGTAATATGTTTGTTAGTATGGAATGCTTTTTTAAGGGATTTGATTACGGCATAACAGATAAAACTACAGGAAAATATAAAGTTTTAGCCCGTAATGAAAATACAGCATACTTAACAAAATATCTTAGATCATATGGTGGTGCTGGAGAACATGACAATTATAAGATAGGTAGAGTATTAAGAAATATAACATTTTCTGGTAAAGGCTTTGTTGAAAAACCTGCTAATCCAGATAGTGTAATTTTTACAAAAGACATTATTGATAGATTATTAGATAAAAAAAATGATAATTTGTCAAATTCAGGTGTATTTAACAATCAGTCAACCTCTAATGTGGAGAATAGCAATATGAGTGATAATACAGAAGCATCCGTACAAGCTACCGAAACAGCTCCTGAATTTAATGTTCAGGGTCTACAAGATCAAATTACAGAATTACAAACACAGGTAGCTGCTCAGGCAGAAACAATTAGAACTCTAGAAACAGAGAAGCAAGAAGCAGCAAAAAAAATTAAGGATGAAGAAGAGAAAATGAAAGAAGAAGCTGCTAAGAAAACTGCTGAAGACGAAGAAGAAAAGGCTGTAAAAGAAGAAGCAGCTAAAAAATTAGCTGAAGAAATGACCAATAAAGAAGAAGAAATGAAAAAGGTCAAATCTGAATTAAACACAGCTCTTGAAACTATTGCTGTATATAAAATGAAAGAAGAAGAAATGGCGAAGAAAGCAAAGAAGATGTCAAGAAAAGCTTCTTTACTCTCTTACGGTTTTGACGACAATTCTGCTGAAGCTACAGTGGAAAAGTTTGACAATCTTTCTGATGAAGCTTTTGATGCTATGACATCATTATTTGCTGGCAAAATGCCACCATGGCTCAACAAAGACAAGAAAGACGAAGAAGAAACCGAAACCAAGAAGGAGTCAAAAAAGGCTTCTGTTGAGGATACGGTAGACGCTGCTGTTCTTGATAGTGTCGAAGTTGAACCAACTGTAAATCTTAGCGTTGGTAGCGATGAGGTTTCCTCAATCGATTCCACTCGCGCAGAATTAGTTGAATTTGTTTGTGCTAGACTAGGTAAAAAACTTAATAAGGGAGAATAACATGGCTCTTAAAGCAGATCGTATTGAACTACTCACAGATATTTCCTTTTTCATGAACACAACTGCCGAACGAGGCGGCGTGGTATCTGCTGTAACAAGCGGTTCAGGCGTAGCTATGGACGACGCTAACAGCGTAGTTGCATATGCAGCCACCGTCAGCGGAGCCAAGCCTCTAGGCGTTTTGCTAAATGATGTTGTAAACTATGACCTAACCAGACAGCACATTAACTGGCACAGAGACGAAGTGCAAGTTGGTGGCAAGGTTGTCCTATTGCGTCAGGGACAAGTAACAACAAACATGCTTGTTGGTGGAACTACTCCAGCAGCTGGTGTTGATGCTTATGTTGGCGTTAGTGGTCTAGTTGGTACTTCCAGCACCAACAGTGTTAAGATCGGCCAGTTCCTTGGTAGCAAAGATGCTGATGGTTATGTTAAACTATCTGTAAACATTACTTGATTAAAGCTTTAATAAGGGAGAAAAAAATGTCAGCTAATACTAAAACTTTTACACCTACACCAGAACTAACTGATCTTTTGGTTCGCTCTGGCTCACCTAATAGGGAAGTAGCCCTAGCTGCTAACTCTGAGTTTGCTAAAGCTCTAGAGTTACCACTAAGGCAGGCTCTATTAAGTGGCGACATTCTAGATGGTATTTTTGAGCCAATTCAATTAGCTCAAAGTGCTACTCCAGAGTTTCCACTAGATTTCCTTGCTCCTGGCACCGAAAAAGACTTCGTTGCTTATACTATCCCTAATCACGGACAGATTCCAGAGCGTCATGTTGAAGGCGATTACGTCATGGTTCCCACCTACGACATCGGTGCTTCAATCGACTATCTCCTAAAGTATGCTCGTGATGCTCGTTGGGACGTAGTTGGTCGTGCTATGGAAGTTCTTGAGTCTTCATTCGTAAAGAAGATGAATGACGACGGTTGGCACACACTAATGGCTGCTGGCGTAGATCGTAACATTGTTGTATACGACGCTGACGCTTCTAGCGGACTGTTTACAAAGAGACTAGTAAGTCTTATGAAAACAGTTATGCGTAGAAACGGCGGTGGTAACTCCGCTAGTAATAACCGTGGTTTGCTAACCGATCTTTATGTTTCTCCAGAAAGCATGGAAGATATTCGTAACTGGGGTATCGATCAGGTTGATGAGACAACACGTAGAGAAATCTACACTGCTGCTGATGGTACACTAAACCGTGTATTCGGCATCAATCTCCACGACCTTGACGAACTCGGTGAAGGCCAAGAGTATCAGCTATTCTATAGCGATATCCTAAGCGGCTCACTACCAAGTGGCAAGAACGAGGTTGTTGTTGGGCTCGATCTCCGCAAGAGAGACAGCTTCATAATGCCAGTTCGTGAACAGGTTCAGATCTTCGAGGATGATACACTTCATCGTCAGAAGAGAGCCGGTTTCTACGGCTGGGCTGAGCAAGGCTTCGCTGTACTAGATAATCGTCGAGTATTGCTCGGCGCCCTATAATCTGCAGCCAAAAGTATCTTTTGAAATAAGGGCTGAGAATTTCTCGGCCCTTTTTCTTATACTTAACTAGATTTTATGCCTTGACTAAACAAGGTATTGCTATACAATAAGTAAACAAAGGAGCTTTTATGATAAATGAAGAAAAAACTTTTGCAAAATACGGATACAAATCTAGTGATCTATCTGTAGGATCATCTAAAAAGATTATTGTTATTTGTGATTATTGTCAGGAATGTCTTGAAAAGCCATATAAAATGAGGCTAAATCAAAATAAAGAACTAAGCAAAGACTGCTGTCTAAAGTGCAAATTTAAAAAACGAGAAGAACTTAGTTTGTTAAAATACGGAGTTAAAAACTCATCTCAAAGAAAAGACGTTAAAGATAAATTATGCAACTATAACATAGAAGACCATAAAGACGAGATACTTACTTTATTAGATACAAATTTTAGTATATCGAATATTAGTGAAAAAATTGGTATACCCATTACCTCATTAAATAGATACCTTAAATCTATCGGCGTTGATACCAAAGGAGATTTACAAGAAAAAAAGAACAAAACTCTGGAGGAAAAATATGGAAAAGACCATCAGCAAAAAATACTAGCTAAGCGTATAGAAACCAACAATCAAAAGTTTGGATGCTCCAATCCTTTTGCTAATGAAGACATTAAAATTAAAATTACCGAAACTATGAAAGTAAAATATGGAACAGAGCACCATATGCAAAATCCAGAAAAAATTCAGCAAGTTAAGGAAACTAATTTAGATAAATACGGAGTAACTAATGTTAGTCAGGTTCCAGAGTTTAAAGATAAAATAAAAAATACCAACCGTAGCAAATACGGCTACGAACATGCTACACAAAATCCTGACATAAAAAATAAGATAGTTAATACTATGGTTCTTAATGGTAATGCTAGATTGTTTGAAGGTAATAATGCGTATTTTTGGGCAGAAAAAACAGGCTATTGTCTAAGTAGATTTAATCAGCTGATTAGAGAATATGGTTTTGAAAATGCTAAAAATATGTATCGCACAGACAGTTATACTAGCTTAGAGATAAGATTTAAAAGTTTTCTTGATGAACACCAAATAACCTACACTAATCATCAAAGATTAACTTTAAACCAAAAAGATAAATATTATATTCCAGATTTTACTATTGGTAATTTATTAATAGAAGTAGATGGATTATACTGGCATAGCGATCAGTGCAGAATAGATAATTATCATATCGATAAAAAAAATTCGTATGAACAAGCAGGATATGATAGTCTTTTTTTTAGAGAAGATGAGATACGCGATAAATTTGATATTGTAAAGTCTATTGTTTTGAATAAATTAGGTAAATCTAAAAGAGTATATGCTAGAACTTGTGAGTTAGGTACTATCGAAGATAAGGCATCTGACATCTTTTTTGAAGCCAATCATTTAATGGGTAAGGGTCGTGGAACAACTTATATTTTAAAAGATAATGACCATATTATTGCAGCGATGAGAATTAAAAGACTAAAAAATAATGATTATGAAATCAGTAGATTTTGTAATAAAACTGAACATAACGTCGTTGGAGGATTTAGCAGACTATTAAATTATGCTCTTAAGGATAAGAAACCTTCCACATTGATAACTTTTATTGACAAGAGATATGGCCGAGGAGAGTATCTTGAAAATCTTGATTTTAAATATGCTCATATTTATCCAAGCTTTAGATGGACCGATGGGTTCGTTACTTTTCATCGTCTCAAATTTCCCGGCAATACCGGTTACGACAACAATCTTTTTAAGATATGGGACTGTGGACAGGCTAAATGGATATTAACTCCGTAGAGGTGTAATAATAAATATTAATATCCATATTTTAAGAGGGCTCATGCATGGCAGCCAGCAAGTACGATTTTTCTATCGAGCAAGGCACCTCGTTTAAGTTGTCATTAATATATAAAGATTCTGAGAGAAACCCAATTAATCTAACCAATTGGTGTGCCAGACTAGTATGGAAAACCAATACCAATACTACTCAAGTATTTAGTTCTGAAAATACAGATCACAGTGTATATAAATTCGATGTTGATGATATTGCTGGCAAATTAACATTAATGTTTCCAGCTCACACCACCAATAACTTTAATTTTACCACTGCTAAGTATGACTTAGAACTAAAGTCTCCAGATGATTTATATAATGGAGGAGGTAAATATACTACAAGAATACTTTTTGGAACAGTCAATATTGTTAAACGATTTAGTCAGAATAATAGCAATTTGGAGTGCTAAATGAGCGATTTTATTATTGAAATTACTGATCCTACCACGAACTTATTGGAAATTGAAACCACATATGTTGATGTTGTTAATAATATAGAAATTGAGAGATCTGATTCTTTTAATATAGAAATAGTGAATACTGAAAAGGTTCTTGTTGGAGATTTACCAGATAATATTCCTTTAACAAAAATCAAAAAAGCCGGAATAGATGGTTTAGACTATTACTTAGATCATTATGAATTTGATTGCGGAACACCATAACTTATAAGAGGGTATCATGCCAGCACAAACAAAAATTCAGTTTCGTAGAGGCTCTAGTTCAGAGTGGGCAGCCGGTCTTGACCCATTATCCCAAGGTGAGGTTGGTTATGATTTGACGCTAAAAAAGATAAAGATCGGTGATGGTTCTACCCTATGGGATAGTTTACCTTGGGCTACAATCATAGGAACTGATCTTGTAGGAACAAGCGGAGTCAATATTTCTTATGCTTCAAGTAGTGGAATAGCAACAGTATCCGTAACAGGACTAAATTCTTCTTATATTAGCGATTTTGCTGGCGCTGTCAGCGGACTTCTACCTGTTAAAAATATCGTAGCTGGTACAAATATTGCTGTTAGTGGTAATGATGGTACTTTTACTATTTCTACTAATGGTTTAGATACTAATACTGTTAAAGATGTTATTGGTTCTAGCATCAGTGGAGTTAGTGGAGTTGCAGTTTCTTACGACAATTCATCTAAGATTACTACTATAAGCTTAAGCGATCCTACAATACAAGTATCAGATATTATAGACTTTTCAGAAGGTGTTGACGACAGAGTAGCTAGTTTACTTACTGCTGGTACAGGTATTGGCTTAAATTATAATGATAATGCTAATAGTCTTCAGGTTTCAGTAACTGGCATTCCAACTTCTTTAATTACTAATTTTGCTAGTGGCGTTAATACTCTTATAGAAAATGCTGTTAGTGCTAGTATAGTTGGTGGCAGCGGTATTGATATTGTTTACAATAGTGGAACAAATACTCTTAGTATTAGTAGTGCTTTAACAGCAGGTAGTGGCATATCATTAACTCACAATAGCGGTAATTATACCGTTAGTTTGAGTGATCCTACTGTTCAGCTTGCTGATGTTACAGATTTATCCGCCGACGCTAGAACTTTCTTACTAACCCCTAGTAGTAGTAATTTAAACTCATTAGTTACTGATGAAACAGGAAGCGGTGCTCTGGTATTTGCTAATAATCCTACATTAAGTGGGATTACAGTTAACGGAACTTTAACAGCTGCTGGTGATTTGACTGTTGGTGGCAATCTAACCGTTCAGGGCACTACCACAACGGTTAACAGTACTACTGTTGAGATTGGTGACAATATTATTAGAGTTAACACAAGCGGACTAAGTACGGGTGGTCTAGAAGTTGTTGATGGTGCTAGTACTCGTTCTCTTGTTTGGAACTCAGTTAATAATAGATGGGAATTTACTGGTGGTAATGTTTATACTAGTGGTGATTTTATTGCTAATAATTTGCAAGTATCTTCATCCGGACTTGTTTCAAATTTAAATTCTGATTTACTTGATGGTGAACATGGTTCTTATTATAGAAATTTCAATAACTTATCTGGTGTTCCTAGTCCAGTTATTAGCGGATCTCTTACTGGAGACGTTACTGGTTCAGCTAGCGTGACCTTAAATAGTTTAGGCAATGGCTTACTTAGTATAAGTACCGATATAGCTCCTAATACCATAGTCGATGCCGATATAAGTTCTAGCGCGGCAATTTCTGTTACCAAATTAGCCAGCAGTGGTATTTCATTAGGATCAACCACAATTAATTTAGGTGGTTCGTCCAATATTATAGCTGGATTAAGCGCTATTAGTGGAACAGGCGCAAATAGTCCAACAACACTGTATTACTGCGTCATAGACGGAGGTACTCCATAATATGAGAAACGGCAAAATATTTCTAGTCAATGGTGTTCCACGCACTCGACCTCCTGGACCAGCACCTACTCCATTAACTACTTTACCGTCTATGACAGTTGGAGGATGGGGTGATCCTCATATGTATATTAGTGTTAGTTCAATGGACTCAAAAAATAGAACAACAACTAAAAATATAGCAACTTGGGGAGATAATAAGCAAGGTTCGACTGGCAATAATGAATTAAGATTATTGGATTTAGAAACATCTACTCATACTATTAAAGTTTTTTATACTAATAAAACATGGGGCAATGGTGCTAAAGTTATTGATAACGTTCGAGTAGAACTTAATGGTGTTTCAACAACGTACACAAATACCGCTAAAGTTACTGCTGGACCAGTTAGCTTAAATATACTTAAAAAGGGCTCTGGAGCTAATACATTTTTAGCTTTTGAAATGAGTTGGAACACTATCAATAATGTTGTTAAACTAAGAGGAGCATTAACAGTTATTCTTAAAAGAGTAGCAGCTAATAATGGAGTGCCGTGGAACGGAGGAGATGGTAGATTTTGGGATGGTTTTGGAAGAGCCTCATCTGTTTACGGCTTAAGTAGAAGTGATTTTGAAACTGGAATAGGTATTCAAAACATTGAAGATGAATTAGAACTATCATCAAATGAAGCAGGATTTTTATCAACTATTGGAGAAAATTTTATTCGGAATACCAGTATTTTTGATGATATAAATGATCTAGGAGAAAATGGTGAAGGAGATGGCGCTCCAGTACATGTGTGGGATGATACCACAGCAGAAGTATTGCAGGTTTTAGGGGATCCTGTTGGATTAGAGGGTGTTGTGGATCAAATAGTTGCATCGGGTACAACAACAACCACCACAACAACCACCACAACAACAACGACAACAACAACTAGTACTACAACAACAACCACAACTCCGGCTCCTCCACCTTCGGGCGATCCCTATTTTTACAATGTTGAATTGTTACTACATTTTGATCATTATCTTGATGTTCAACAAGGCTCTGGAATGATCATTAATAGCGCCAATAGTGATATTGTGTCGTGGTCTCCGGCTGCTTTCACAACTATTTCTATGGATCCCGCTGATCTTAGTCCCATTAGCTCTAGTGGAGGAGTTCTCAAAGGAGGAACAGCCAACGATAATAGTCCAAGTATCTTGGCTTTAGGTTATAATCTTAATACGTCAGGAGATTACACATTAGAGTGGCATTGGAAGAATCCAGCAAATAGCTGGTTTTTGACGGACGGATACGGATTCAAACAAGATAAATATCATTTATTTGTCGGCAATTTGGATAGCGGAGGTAAGCACTTATCTTCTTTATATCTTCATCCAGATTTTGGTTATTATAATTTATGGTCAGTTGATATTACCTCACACACAGGGGTTTGGTCTCATATGGCCATAAGCGTAAATGATGGAGAGACTAGGGTATTTATCAATGGTCAGCAACAAGTACTAGGTCTTAATTCTCCAGGAATAGGTGGCTATGGTATTAATTATGCTGACGGTTCTGCTTTTGCTGTAACTGGTAATGTTTACAGTGGAGTTATGCCGCTAGTATTTAGTAATTATCTTCTAGCTGGAGAGTTTAATACTAGAAAAAGTATGGCTTTCCAACATATTAGTAGTATAGATGAAATCAGGTACACTATTGGCGTTGGTAGATACCTCTCAAACTTTACGCCGCCAACAGGTAAATATCCAGATAGTGGTCCAATTATTGGCCCAGACGCTCCTAAAAATCTTAATGTTTTAACAGGAAACAATCAACTAGGTCTTAGTTGGACAGCTCCTCTCAGAAATGGAGGATCAAATATTACAGACTATGTATTACAATACTCCTCTAATAGTGGAACTACCTGGACAACATTTAATGATGGGATAAGCACATCAACATCTGGAACAATTACTGGATTAACAAATGGCTCCACTTATATTGCAAGAGTGGCAGCTATTAATAGTCAAGCTACTGGTAAGTATGTAACATCAAGTGGTTTTATTCCTAATCCTCCAATAGTTATTACTTCTCAACCATTAAATGATTACGCAACTACGAGTTCAGAAAACATAACATTTAGCACCACAGCAACCGGAGGAGGAGGTAGTCTAGCATATCAGTGGCAATATTATGGACAAGATTATGCTAATAGTGACTATACCAATGCTTGGAGAGATTTGTCTGGAGCAACTTCTGCTTCTTTCGCTACCAGTGTTGATAATTTAGTTAATACATACGGATTATACGATTTTGATTCTAATGGCATCTTACAATTAAGATGCTCAATATCTGCTCCTGGAGGAACTCCAGCAACTACTAATGTTGTTAGATTTCTAAAAATATATTCACTACATTATCCATCAGCATACTGGTATGGTAGTAATGGAAGTTCTTCTAACGGAGGTTCTCCGCAAACCATATCTTTACAAAGTGGTGAAAATTTAGTACTAGACCTTTATAATTTTAATAATTTTGTTGATACTTCATGGTATAGCGGAAATGATACTACAGTAAAGATTCAGGTAGCTACTACCGGCCCAACAGATAGCGCGGACTGGACAGACCTATCCTCACAAGATTCTAGGGGCGGTTTTCAGATTAATGCATATAATATAACTCCATCTACTGGTACTAAATATTATAGAGCTATTGCTCTTAATAAATGGCCTTATACAGCAAACAATGGATCAGGTTTCGCTAGTAAAAATTCTCAATATAGATACTATCACGCTGTTTCAGAAGTTATGCAGGTTACATGGCCATAAAAAAGGATTAAATTATGATATTAAATTATTCGGTTACTTTAAATACACACAATGAATCATCCATTGTATCCAGTTTAGAACCTGTAATTATAGATGATATATCGAAAAAACTTGTTTTAGTTAGGCTCCTCCCATATTTGTCTCCTCTTGTATTATGGAGAGGTGATGATTATGATAATGCTGGAGATTACACACAAGCTCAGGTTGAAGAGAAAATTTTAGAGCTAATAGGAAGCAATCCACAAGAGAAGTTACAATCATTAGTTTTATACTAATCTAGTTCATGAGCGAAAAAATACTGACTATTGGTATGAGTACATACGATGATTTTGATGGTGTGTATTTTACTATACAGTCATTAAGAATGTATCATAAGCTTGATAATATTGAAATTATTGTACTAGATAATCATCCAGATGGATCCCACTCAGAGTCATTAAAGGGTTTTTTGAATTCATGGTGTTCTGGAGTAGCTAAATATATTCCAATTAAAGATAAGCCATGTTCATTTAATAAATATAAGATTGTGGATTATGCTAATGGGCAGTATATCTTGATCTTAGATTGTCATGTTTTATTAGTAGAAAATTCTTTAAAAAAATTATTAGAATATTACTCAACTCGCCCAGATTGCAAGGATTTAATTCAGGGGCCTTTACTATATGATGATTTAATTAGCTACGCTACAGAGTTCAAGGATGAATGGAGAGGAGATATGTATGGTACATGGTATACCAACAAAGAATCCTATGATAAAGGAGAGCCTTTTGAAATCAAAATGCAAGGAATGGGATTATGTTCCTTTGAGAAAAAAAACTGGCCCGGTATTTGTCCATCTTTTAAAGGATTTGGGGGAGAAGAAGGATATATAGCCGAAAAATTTAGAAGAAACGGAGGTAAAAATATTTGTATTCCTCAATTAAAGTGGGTTCATCGATTTGGCCGACCCAACGGAGTTAAATATCCACTAATCTTAGAAGATAGAATATGGAATTATTTTGTGGGATGGTTAGAAATTACTAGGGATCCAGACCATCAAATGATAGTTGATACTTATAATCATTTTAAAGGAAGAATTCCTCAAGATAGTTTGGATAATATCCTAGAAAGAGCTAAGAATAAGATTCTATCTTAACTATAAAATTAGCCATATTATAACTATTCATTTATCTTGCGGCCGGGTGTATTAATTATTATTATAGCTAATAATCGATAACATAGTAATAGGATTATATTTTAAGATGGCCGTAAATGATTTGATCACATTTCGCAAAGGGACAGCTTCAGCATGGACTTCGGCCAATCCCGTTTTAGCTAGCGGTGAACCAGGATATGATTTAACGAATGGTGTTCTTAAGATAGGTGATGGTGTTTCTAATTGGGTGGCTCTTAGTGGAATAGGATCGACTAGTGTTGGTGGGTCATCGTCCTCCTATGTTGGAGTTAGAGGAATAATAAGCACAACAGGAACATTGACCAGTTTTGCAGTATCGGGAGGCTATCCAGTCGGATATCTGGACCTGTTCCAAGATGGAGTTAAGTTAGTATCAACTTTAGATTTTTCTGCAACAGACGGATCTAATGTTACTCTCAATAACAGTGTCCCATCAGGAACAGTTTTAGAATACTTGACAATGGCTTCTGGAGTTTCTTCTGGCGGCGGAGCTTTATCTGGTAGTGTGACGATACCGCAGCTTGGCGACTATGCATTTTCTTCCGTGTCACTACTACTTCATATGAACGGAAGCGGCAATACATTTACAGATTCTAGTGCTACACCCAAGGCAATCATGGCGTTTGGTAACGTCACGCAAAGCACGGAGCAGAGTAAATTCGGTGGCAAGGCGGCTTATTTTGATGGTACTGGCGACTACATTCAACTATCGACTCAGAACCAGTCTTCACTCCAGTTCAGCACACAACAGCACACAGTCGAATTTTGGTTCAAAACAGCTATCATGCAGCAATACACATGTCTCTTTTATCGAGGCCAACAGAGCGAGGCCGCGTACGACTACGTTCTGAACATAAACAACGCTTCTGCGAGCGCTGGCGACTTGGCCTTGTATTCGCTTGGCTTCGGCGGCGCGATGACTACAACGTCTGGTGGCTGGAACGATAATGTTTGGCATCATGTTGCAATTGTTCGCGATGCTGGAAACGTGTTTCGTATGTATGTTGACGGCGTTCAGCAGGCGACTCGCACATACGACATGACTCAGTCTTACAGCAATAGCAGTGACTCCATTATCCGCATTGGCAAGGATGGAGCGTTGTCTGGGCGAGACTACTCGGGATATATCGATGAGTTACGAATCAGCACGGTATGTCGATATCCAAGTGGTACGTCGTTCGTGCCATCCGCCATTGCGTTCTCAGATGCAGCCGAAGCCACGTTCCCCGTCACCATCACTGGCTCGGGAGGTGGAAGTTCTAGTTATGACTCTCGCTGGGACTTGTTTCTGCCACCAGCACCGACCGGACTGACGGCAGCCGTTGGCAACGCTCAAGCCACTCTCTCGTGGACTGCGCCGACCGTGTTGGCTCAGACGCCGATCACGGACTATGTCGTGCAGCATTCATCGAACAGCGGCTCGACATGGACGACGTTTAGCGACGGCACCTCGACCTCGACTTCAGCGACGGTCACTGGCCTGACCAACGGCACGGCGTATGTTTTCCGTGTGGCGGCAACGAATGACATCGGAACAGGAAGCTATTCGGCGGCATCGAGTGCCGTGACGCCGAATTCGGCGAGCGTTCCTGATGCTCCGACTTCACTGCGAAATGCTGACAACTACTGGGGATGTTCGTCTAACGACACTATGTGGAACGCACCAGTGTCTAACGGCGGCTCGGCAATTACGGGATATGTTTGGCGAATCGGTAGCGGAGCGACGACCAGTGTGGCTCCGTCCAGCGGAACCCGGCCCGCAGGGTCTTATACGGGCGGTTTTATCGACAATCACGCGCCCACCGGCTCGTTCCAAGTTGCTGCCGTCAATGCCGTTGGGACGGGGCCGTTTGCGTCAATCACTCTTCAACAGGACTGCAACTAATGAGCGTTATTCTTCTAAGCAATTTTGTTAGCGAGAGCGAACGAGCCTCACTGCTGGCGTGGTGCGACACCAATGAGGAGTGCCTTGGAAACGCAAGAACTGCGGACGGCGAGTCGTATTTGTTGCGTAAAATCTCAAACAGCAACGCGGTGGTGGAGGCTGGCGGATTCCCCGAAGTCGCCTATCAGGTGCATGGCCGTATCAGGGAGCGGTTCCCGATGCTGGGGGGCTCGCTTCAGCGATTCCTAGACGGTATGACGGTTGGTGTTCTCCTTCCCGGCGGAGAGTTTCCAGAACACGTTGACCATCATTTCCGGCAGGACGGTCTGGTGTGTGTCGGCGTGAACGCATTGCTTTCAGCTCCAGCGTCAGGCGGCGTAGTGAGCGTTGACGGCGTGGAGCGAGAGCAGCAGGAAGGAGACGCGCTGGTCTATCTTCTGTCGGAACAGATTCATGGAGTCTCTCAGGTTGTTGGCAATGTAAAGAGAGTTGTTTGGTCGTGGCGATTTATGGTCGATCTTGCTACCTGGAACGCGATGCTAAGTACCTCCTCGAATTCCTGAAGAATTTTATACTTTAACAATCAACACATAAAATGACAAAAGCATACGATAATTCAATACTAGCCCGAAACATAAACGTTAGTGGAGTTAATACTAATGTTAGTGGAGTTTTACAACTTAATAATATTAATGTCAGTATTAGTGGACATAATCATACATCATCTGATATTACTGATTTTAATAGCTCTGTTAGTGGACTATTACCCACTATAGCTAATAGTGGAGATAATAGAATTCTTACCAGCACAGGATCAGCAGTTGGCATTAATGCCGAGTCCAATTTAACTTTTGATGGAACTAATTTAACAGCACCATATTTAGTGGCTAGTAATTCTTCTGGCGATGAAGGAGGAGAGATACAATTAGCTAAACCTCCAAATGGAACATTATCTGGTGGAATAACCATTGATGCTTATCAGAATAGATTAAGATTTTTTGAACAAGGAGGTAGTGCTCGTGGATTTTATTTAGATCTTTCATCTGCTGGTGCTGGTGCTTCTACAAACTTAGCTGTTGACAGGACCATTCATTCTACAAACACCGCTATTGATTGGCTTCCGAGAGGTCACGGTAGTATCGGTAATGCTGGCGCTACTAGTGGAGGTCTAATGCTAGTATTTTTTACAGCCCCGTACTCGTTCACTGCTACTACTCTGACGTTTGCGGCGGGCAACGCTGCCACATCTGGCCTGTCGTTGTGTCGCTTTGGGTTGTTTACTGTTTCCGAGACCATCACCGATAACATTACATTCACGACGCCTACAGTGACACTGGTTGCACGAACAGCGAGCGACATGACAATCGGAAATTCCACAAATACCTTCTACTCTCGAACCTTTAACACTACCGGTGGCTATCCTGCCTCGTATAATATTGTCGCCGGGACACGCTACGCGGCTGGACTAATACTTGTCGGCACAACGGCTGGCAATTGGCATGCTGCTACGCTTGGCATGGGCTCGATCATGCGACTACCTCCTATGGTTGCTGGTTTGGTCACGTCTCTTAGTGATCTTCCAACATCGCCGACAAGCGTGTCTAATGGATCTTTCGTTCTATATGGGAGAATTTCATGATCACCAATTATCTCGGCATTATCGATGGAATTCGCACTTGGGAAGTGCGTGACGAGAATGGCAATATCGTAGGCATGAATCAACAGGCCGTGGACGAATCTGTCCCTACGAGCGTCTCCGCTCGCCAGATACGTCTCTGGCTCGTGCGGCATGGCATAAGCCTCGTGCAAGTTGAGACGGCCATAAACGCAATCCCCGATCAAATGCAGCGAGATCTTGTCAGAGTTGAGTGGGAATACGCTCCCTATGTTGAGCGCACTCATCCCATGTTAATTCCTTTAGCCACGGTGTTGGGTTTAACTGAAGCCCAAGTCGATCAAGCATTTCGTGAAGCGGCTTGGATTTAGGAGTATTTATGACACTTAAGAGCTTGTTAAAAACTATTACCTATTACATTCCTCTTGGCTTTCTCCAGAAAGGAGTTTTTGTTCCCGTCTTCCCGGTGATGAATATGTTTTAGATGAGACTACTGGATTATGGATTATACAAAATTAGCCACTTAATTTAAAATTTATCCCCTTCACTATAAGGTGTATTAAAGACTACTAAGGGCGATATTTATATTAAACCAGTAAAGATTAATCGATGACTTTAATAACCGTACGTAAAGGAAATTCTGGTCAATGGCTAGAATCTAACCGTATTCTACAAACTGGTGAACCAGGATACGATCTCTCAAATAGTATACTCAAAATAGGAGACGGAACATCGTCTTGGACTCAATTACCCCATTATGGCAGTGGACTATTTGCATCAGTTAATCATGTTCATAATACATCTGATATAATAAATTTTAATCTATCCATCTCTGGATATTTACAACCTGGATCAGGAATATTATTTAATTTTGTTAATGACAGATTAGTTATTAATGCTGTTAGCACAGGACAAGACTCTTCTTTAAGAGAACTATTTTTACCACCCGCTCCCACACTATTATATTCTAATATTCAAAGTAATGAAGTTAGCTTAGGTTGGATAGCTCCATCAGCCACATGGATACCACCAGTAAATGATTATGCTATACAGTATAGAAGTGGTCAAAGTTTATCATGGGTTAACTATACGGATTATGTCAGTCCTCTAACCAATGTTAGTATTAGTGGTTTAAGCTATAATATAGAATATCAATTCAGAGTAGCTGCTATAAATGGTGTCGGTCAAGGAACGTGGTCGAGTGGTTTGCCAATTACTCTAACAGAGCCAATTTAAGTATAGTATTTTTTCTTCTAATATCTAGAGTTTTTATGTCTAAAATTACACAATTACCATTATCTAGTGGACTTAAAAATGATACTATTTTTGTAGTAGTACATAATAGTGGAGGAAATCTTGAAACTCAGCAAGTTTCAGCTTCTGGATTGTTACAATTTATATCTCAATATGTACCAGAAATACACGGTGGCGAACCTTAAAATGAGGTGTATATATTAATTAGTATACTATCTCTAACAAAAGGACCGTATAATGTCTTGGCAAACAGAAATTCCTATTATTGTACGTACTCTTGTGAATGATTGGTCAGATCAGCCGGTTTATAGTGACGACCGATTAATTCAAGTTATAAGTGTTGCAGCAAAATACGTTCAATTTGATGTGGTTTTAGATCATCAATATTTGGTGGATGTTGTTAGTCCAAATATTACTCCCGATCCTACTGATGATAGGGATGAAATTTTTATTAGTTTAGTTTCATTAAAGGCAGCTTGTTTAGTAGATCAAAGTACCTATCGAACAAAGGCCGCTACTGAAGGTATACGAGCGGCACTCGGTCCGGCTAGTTTAGCTGTTAACGGACAAAGTGGAGCCTGGAAAACAATACTAGAACAAGGACCTTGTGCATTATATGAAGAGTTAACTTCTCACTGGGATGTTAAAGATGCCAGTGCTATTGCTGCTGTTCTTAGTCCTTTCGTTGGCAATAAGTTTAACCCTCGATATTTACAAAATCACGACTATCGATCAAGATATTTTTACTCATAAGTAAAGGATACTCACAATGCCAGCGGCTGAATATAATTTTAGCATAGAAAAAGGTACAGCTTTCGTCATCGCTTTTGAATATAGGGATGATCTTCAAATTCCTATCGATATTACTAATTGGTGTGCCAGAATACGCTGGATAGAAGACCAGAATACAAATCCAACTATTAGAACATTCATAACGAATACTCAAACCAATGATTACTCTTTTGTTATAGATCCTAAGCTTGGTAAAATAATACTAAAAATACCAGCATCAGCTACAGCCGCTTATAATTTTAATAGTGCTCTTTATGACTTTGAACTTCAAGAACCAAATGATCTTTATAGTGGAGGAGGAAAAAAGATTTTTAGAATCTTACAAGGAACCGTGTCATTGGTAGCCAGGAACGTACCTGGAAGCGATGCTTTTGCTTGCGATACCAATGTTCAGAATGATTGTGGAACATGTAGCCCATGAGTATTGTACGAGTAGAAGAAGATATACAGCCACTAAAATATTTAGTAGTTACACAACAAAGAGATCCAGAGAGTGTTATCACTACTAATGTAGTTATATCCGATACTCGTAATAATAGAATTAATCTTGTTTCCATTGAAAAAGGTCTCCAAGGAGATATTGGTCTCGTCGGCCCCAAAGGAGACCCTGGAAAAGATGGTGTTATTTTTGATGTATTACCAATTAACAGCGGTGGTACAAATAATACTATATTTAGTAGTGGACACGTCATTTATTATGATGGGTCTAAATTATCTAGCAGTAATTATACCATACAAGACATATTAAATAATGCTGGTAACAGTAGTAATCTCACAGGTATTATTGCAGAGTCGGGTTTATATGTAAATTTAGTTAATAATAATGCTAGATTAGGAGTAAAAACTGGAGGAGGATTAACAATAAATGAACAGAATACTATTGTTGTTGATGATACAATAGTTAGAAAAGTTGAACTTAATTTAGGAAGCATCGAAGGAGTGGTTCCTATTGAAAAAGGAGGAACAAATAATCAACTATTCAATAGTAACAGATTGTTATATTATGATGGATTTAAGATAGCCTCGTTCCCCCTTGCAACAGGACGCATACTATTAAGTGGAACAACTATAGATATAGTAGCGGGATCTGGACTAGTTGGAGGAGGATTAACATCTTTGCCGTCAGGTTCTGTTGTTTTAAATATTGGTGGATCTTCCGATATTCTGGTAGAGACTAATTCCATATCTTTGAGCAATACCGGGATTGCAGGAACATATAATAAAATAACTACTGATGAGAAAGGACGTGTCGTATCTGGTTCTAATTTATCTGCTTCTGACATTATTAGTATTCTAAATTATACTCCTTGGCATATTGGTAATGATGGCGAAAACTCTGGTCTTGATGCTGATTTATTGGACGGTCAACAAGGATCATATTATTTAGATTTATCAAATAGTACTGGTATTCTTAGTGCTGATAGTTTACCAGTACAATCAGCTCCGGGTCTATATACTAAAGTACAGGTAAACAATAAAGGAATTGTGATAAATGGACAAGATATTAATTATGGAGACATAGTTAATGCTCTAGGGTATAGGCCAGTATCAGCTACAGGAGATATTATATACGGCCCACTAACTATTAATGGAAATACTACTCTTGATGGTAATGACCTAGTTGTTAAAGATAATTTACCATTACTGGGCACAAATTCCCCGTTTATACTACCTAATGAGCCTAGAGGCTTCAGTTTTATGTATGGGGGACTTACTCCTCAAACTGGTATATTGGCTTACTATCCCGGTGAAAGAGAATTAAGATTAATAACTAACATAGGAGCTACTGGTATAGTAGACGCTGGAAGTGGGGATAATTTTAATAATGAAGTAGATGGAGGAGACGCTAATTCTGTTTATGTGATTGGAAATATTACTGGTGACATGAATATAGTACTACTTCGTTCAGTAGCAGATAGCTTATATGTTAGTCGATTTGCTGATCAAACCATTAGCGGTAATAAAACTTTTGCAGACCCTCTTGCTGTAAGAGGTCAAATTTCTGTAATTCCTAATATTAATCAATCAACTCCTCCATTTAATGTTGGAGCAAATACAAGAATGGTGGAGAATCTTAATGTCGATCTTCTCCATGGCAAAAATTTAGATTATTATAATGATGCTTCTAACATGACTGGGCTTTTTAATTATGAAAAAGTTCAGTTTAATAGTCTCGAAGGAACCATTGGTTTTATACCTCGTTTTGATAATAGAACTAATAATCCCAGTAGAACTATTAGCGATTCTGTGATTCAGCAAACCGGACAAATTGTAAGAGTAAATAATAATTTTAATTTTTCTGTTGGAACTTCTAACACTGGATCATTTGATGCAAATCGTTCCGCTCTCATTGGACAAAACAACAGAATTATAGGAGATAACTCGCTTGCTGTCGGTTCAAATAATTTAGTTAATGCTAATAACAGCATAGCCCTAAATTCAAAATCACAAGCTCTCACTGATAATTCTATAGCTGCCGGGAATCATGGTTACACTTGGTCTGAAAATCAAGTAAGTTTTGGGTCTTTCAGAGAGCTTAATAATATATCTACAGCTCAAGGTCAACACTCTACTATTACTCTGGGTCTTAGCGGAGTACAAACTGATGGAGCTTGGGTAAATATGAGCCCGTCCATCAATATTCCAAAAAATAAAACACTATCATATACATTAGAAGTATTGATGAACAAAGCTGCTGGCACGGGAGCTGCTTTATTTACATACGAAAGTGGTATTATTAAAAATTCAACATTCCGTAATCCAAACAACCCGTCTTTTCTAACTAATATTACTTCGATATTAAAAGATGCTACAAAAAGAGAAATATATAACGACTCACAAAGAAGAAGATATTATTATCATTTTAATTTAGACAATAATAATTTTATACAGAACTTAGATGTTACAGCTCCAGACATTAAAACATTAGATATTAAACCATATAACACAGAATCTTTATACAAATATATTCCACAGTATATTGAATCCTATGGAACATACGAAAAAACTAACGATGGAGAACTGGTCTTAAATATTCCTAAGCCAATAACATATGGTTGGTTCTATCAAAATTCAGGAAGTCCAGACATAATAGTTAAATCATACTTTCATGGTATGACTACGGGGTCTGTCTCACGCCTCAATTTCACTTCCGCAACAAAACACACCCCGTTTTCAAAGCAGTATCAAGTATCAAGCATTATCAGTGATACCCTCTTTTCTGTTAAAGAAACATCTTGGTCTGGAAGATTAACTAACGACGAACTAATACTAGATCCACAAGTCGTATCTGATATAGATTCTAAAAATAGTATAATAACAAATGCTGGATTTTTATATACTAATTCTCCGGATATCTATAATGTTCCAACAAACATTACTAATGTTTTACATACTGGTATGTATGTCAGATATTATCCACACGGATCAGGCTATTCATATGTAGTTCCTCAAACTGGTAAAATTATAGCAAAAACTAGTAGTTCGATTACTTTTGATACTCCGTTTACAGGGCTTACAATATTTAATCAGTCTATTAACACTCAAGCAGTATTAGAATTTACACAATATACTAGACATGTTTTTGATTCGTCTAAAACAGTACATCTTAATATTTCTGGCTATGGACAGCAATCATTAACTAGCTTATCCGGAGCGTATGCGGCATCATACTGTGGACAACCAACATACTCTATTAAATTATCTGGAATACCTAATAATATATTTACTGATACTATAGCCACAATAAGGCCAGCCACAACTAATAGTGGAACAGTTTCTTTGGTTTCTCATAGAAATATTAGCGGAACATATACTAGAGATGCAACTCAATACAAAAAATATGAAGGTATTTATATAAGACAACCTTCTATTAGTGGAAATAGCAGAATTTCTATTTATAACCAAAATTTAGAACCGATAGAGCTACCCTCTGTTCCATTCAACTATAGCTTTGTCTGTGGATACGGAGATGATGATAACGGATCTTTTGAAATATATAAATCTGGACTATATAGCTATCTAAAATTTAAATCAGTATCAGGCATAGACATTTCTTTATCTTGCGGTCAAGATTTTGATTATGTTTATAAAGTAGCTAATTTAATGGATGTTTCATATATTAAAAATTATTTATATGGAATAGATTATGATTTACAACAAAGTGGATGCTATTTCTATAGTCAATATCCAGTAAATAGTGGTGCAGGATATGTGTTTTACCCAGATACTTTAGAAACTTCGGACCTTACAGCTCTGCCACTGGGTTTGCTTCCAGATAAAACATATTTTCCAGTTAATATAAAATTAGTTAATAGTTCATATATATTTGATTTAAGTAAATCGTCTGGTGGACAACCAATTACTATTATTAATGACAATAATAGAAAGTCCTCATATAAAATTTTTCCAAGAATACGAGACGCTTATAATAAAGATATATACAATATACGTATTAAAGTTTTTGATATGTCTGGCAGAAATTATGAAAAACCATTCTCTATACACATAGATCCTGTTAACGTCAGAACTCACATCAGGAATTCTATACCAGACCAATCGGCAATAATAAATGAACTTTTTACTTATACTATACCTAATAATACTTTCCCTAATAAAACAAAAATTTCATCAGTTAGACTTTCTGATGGTAGAGTTTTACCTCAATGGCTTGCCTTTGATCAATCCAAACAAGCATTTAGCGGTACTCCTTTAGCTGCAAATTCTGGAACAATAGAATTATTAGTTAAGGCTACGGGGGTTGATCTGATTGTATCTGATGTGTTTAAGTTGTCTGTCACAGATAGTTATCCATCGATTTCAAACTACATTGTTGATCCAGTATTATCATTTGATATAAAAAACATCTTTCTGTCTAGCATATCTGTTCCTCAAAATGCTTCTTATGATACACACGTTGGTAAATTATCTGCCGACGGAGGATATAATCCTTATTTAATTTTTAAAACCTCATCTAATAGTTTTAATGGATATTCTCATTTTGGAGGAAATGTTTTGACGGAATGTTCGGCATCTATTAGTCAGTTTTCCACCGTTACATTATCTGGTATTATTCCTTATCTATCTGGGCATAACATACTAGTTAGTGGTACGAATAATCAGTCTCAGCAAATAGTAAGTAAGATTGTACCGTCTTCTATTTTTAATATTACTGTGTCTTCTGGTTCTAACTTTTTATTATTTAATAATCCAAATAGTAATTATACTGGTATAATTTTTAGTGGTAATAAAATTTTTAGCAATATTCAAAATTGGGACAATAATTACTATGCTACAAATGTTACAACTACTGGTATTTATCTTAATAGAAATTTTACTAATCTTAATAGCGAATCAACAGGACTAACCTGTTTTACTAGTGGTTATAATATACTGTTAAATTCTAATGTTAATTTTACAGATAATATTATTGGAATTTTTAGTACCCCAATTAATGAATCTGGTTTTTATTATATTGATCAGCTCAAAAACTTTACTACAAATTATCAATCAGCTACAAGGTGTCCAGTTACATTATCTAATAATGATAATATTAAGGGTTTTGATACCGAAACAAACGAATATATTATAGAAAAAGGATATTATTCTACTGGTTTAATTTCATTTTATACAGACGTTGGCTATAGTGATATTTCTATTAGCAGTCCAGAGCATTTAAATTTCGAAAATGATGAAAGTAGCGTTTATTTAAGATTCTTATCAAGAAATACTGGGGTTTTACCCACAAGTCAGGGATATTCTAAGATAAGCGGAATAGCTCGGTCATCTTTTAATGTTAATAATGGATACTTCTTCCCCAACTCCCAACCCTATGCAACAGGATCTGTGCTAGTTAATGTTGACAAAAATCATGGATACAAACTCGCAAACAATAATATCATTAATCAGATACCTGTACAATTTTTAGATACTCAGGAAAATAATAGCAATCGTAAACCAAAGAATAATCTTTTTGACATAGATGATGTTGAAGGAAATACTATATATGTTAAAGATAAAAATAATTATCTATTAAAAGAAATTGGTAAACCAGATTATTTTGAACAAGCGATATCTGGCATCTATACTACTAACGGTTTTGGCTTTAGTGCTGCTTTTGTACACAATGACTACAAAATTTATGACTTAGATTACGGAGGTTCTCCAATATGGCCTCAAGATAAAATAATAGATGTTAATTCCTCTCTTGGGTCATCTAGTTCGAGCTTTGTTTCTAATTCTAGATTACTAGATTTTACTCAGGGATTCTTTTTTAATGGAACAGTAGCTAGAAGCGGTTCTCACATAGTATACAATGGAACTTTTCCATCTTTAGTATATTCTGGATATGTTATGTCTGTATTTAGTACCGACCCGCTTTGGCCGACAACCGGAATAACAGTTGGGTATAACGGATACAATTATTCTCCATTAAGTGTTTCTTTTAATACCGGTATTCCTAAAGTTTTCAATACCCACGGTCTTGGTTCAACAGTTAGTCCAATTAATATCCAGTGTACAGGATTGATTAGTCAGTCTACATACGGAGATATGAGAATAGCGTTACTAGGATATGACTATCAAATAGTAAATATATCTGGTTCTTATTCTCCTCCGTCTGGTTCAAATTTTGTAATTTCAAAAACGAATCAAGACTCATCTGAAACAACATTATTTTCTAGTTCTAATAACTCAAATATTAATATTCAGGTTACTGGTTGGCCCAAAGAAATTATTAGTTTAAAACTTTACAAAAACAATGATCAGCTAAACTTTTCTACCTTAAATATAAACATAAATTCTACATTTCATCCAATAAACATTGGTAAGAGACTTGATATACTTAATGCAATAGATAATATTAATACAGACTATGTAGATGCTATGTTTTATTTTAAACCTATTATTACTCTTGATCAAAGAGTCTGTTTAAATAATAAATATCGACAACCAGATAATAGAGTATTTTTCAATGGTAATCAAATCACTATTCACAATCTGTCTACTCCTAGGTCTTATTTGAATACTAATGATCAAATTAAAATTTTAAGCTTGAATAGTGGTATTGATTTTATTGATTCTGCAGTTAGTAGAAACTGTAGAGTAGTTGGCACAGGAGTAAACAATACAGCTATTTATTGTATTCCTAATAATGGTCCTAAAATAGTGTCTCCTAATTCTATATATAATAGTGATGATCTATGGAGAAGAAACTCATTAAGATATGCTCATTCTTTCGGAATTAGAGCCAATCAGGAATTACCAAATACAGGAATTATATCATTTGTGGGAGCTGTTTCTGGATACTTTTCTATTCCGCAAACTAATAATTTGTACCACCATACCTATGGAGGATATACCGCTAATTGGCCAATGGACCCTTACGGAAAGAGGGTGTCCGCTCCTCTAACAGGCGTCTTTTCTATACAAAGTAACTCTTCTCAATGTGTTTCTGGTACTTTGTGCTTAAGCATTAAGGGGTTCTCTAATACAAATTTCAACAGTATCCCGGACTTAACAAATAGATCAGGTATAGGAAAACAACCACATGCTATAGATACGGATGCTGTTAAAGGATATATTAGACCATGGGGAACAGCAAATAAAAAATACTATTTTGATTTCTCGGACAATGCACCAGAATTGAATGGATTATATTACATTAATGATAAAACAGATCCATACAATATTACTATTAATATACCATACAATATTAATTACTTAGGTAGAAGTGGGTTGGTTTATATTATAGACAGCGATTATAATATAAAGTCTAATATAAATCCTAATATAGATAACTCTTTTGTCTTATCAGAATCTAATGCTTCGGTTGTTACGGATACGATTCCTCCACAGCCAGTAGCTTTAATTGATTACAAAATCAATTCCTATAGTTTAAAATCAAAAAGATGGAAACATCTAGTACATTTTAATAATCCTACCAGCATACCATATAGTGGCTACAATATAACATTTGATTCTTCACAGCAGCAAGTTTCACAATTACTATATTTGAATCCAGATAAAATAAATATTTTAAATATAGATTATTCTATGGATTATGGCGAATCATATACTCAATTAGATCAAAATAAGATAAAAATAAAAACCACAGATGAAAACCCTATTTATCTTCGAATACAGACTAAAGACGGTTCTCAGAAATGGTCACAATCCCTATTGTCTTCTGCTCCCAAAATTAATATTCATGGACTGAATACATATTCTATAGACACTAATACTATTTCTTATAATAATCAAAATAAAATATGGACAATTACAGCTATTATTGATAATATAAAAAATATAACAACTAATAGAGACATTTCTGTTGTCGCGTCGGATGAAACTGGAACAGACAGTACAAACTTGATCATTGATTTGACAAAAATTCCAGAAATAGCTGTTCCTAAAGTTACTTATACCTATGTTAATAGTCCTATTCCATGGTCCGTTAATTATGATATAAAATATCTGCCAGATCCATACTTAATTGTTATGTCGGGTTATCCTGGTCCTAGTTTTAATATAAATAATGAGACATTCAATAATAGCACAGGTGTAAAAATTCTTTACGGAAATGCCGGATCAGTTACTGGGGTATTCAATACTACACTATCAGTTAAAGACTATATTACTGGTGAAAATTTATCATCTCAAACTGGAGTTATTAGAGTATTGGCTATGAACCAGACTAAGCCTGGCTATACCCTGGATCCCATAGGATTGCCTGATGATATATATCTAAATATAGATAACGACAATAGCTCTTCATCATTTTATTTTTATGTGGATGCTATAAATACATCACAAACTAGTTTGCTAGTAACCTTAACACAAGATGTTGGATATACTAGAAATATTATAACAGAATATAGTAACGTATCAAATAGATATAAAATCACGGTCAGTTTAGTTGGCTCAGCAGGATATTACTCCAATAAATCTATTACAGTATCATTATTACAACCACAAGTTAACAGTGAGGATGTAGAGGTCTGGGTTCCATACACCTATACAAAACTAGTTAATATTACTTTGTATAAAACTTTAACTATAGATCGTTATACTCTTCCTCAACCTTTGTCTTTCGATAAGCAAGATACTTGGTTTTTACAATTCTATTTATTAGGAGGTATTTTTTCTCATAGACCAGATCAAGCCCCGTCAGTTAGATTATCAAACCTACCTAATAAAGGAACATATCCTAATGACCCATTAGAGTATAACATTAGATATGAATACGATAATGCAGATAAAAGATGGAAAGTTATTGCTACAGGAAGATCAGATAATTTTGCTAGAATGACAGATAGCTTAGGGGTTAAATCTATCAAGATTTTTGCTGAAGACAGTATCAACACTGCTGCCGACACAATTAATCTTACTTTTACTCAAAATAGATATTTAACAAACTTACAACCAGTTACATATTCTATTCCTAATGAATTTTACCAAACGACTTTTGATGTCAGACAAGCTTCCGCCAACAACAGTATTATGATTAGTCTTCCTGCTAACCTAAGAGAAGATACCATTGATTTAAGTCTGGTTAACCAACAATACGACCCGGATCTACTGCTACATCAGTTTTCATACTCTGGTTCTCCGATTTATGATAAGTGGGATACTTCTATAAGTTTTGGTAATATTAATACTTCCTTAAATGATAATCAATTATCATCTATAACTGTGAGATGCAAGGGTATATCATCTGATAAAATATATGCCATAGGTAAACTTAGTTTGATGGAATTAGACAGTTTAACTTTACCAGGATTACCCATAAAGATCACAGGAGTAGCTCGACCCAACTATTCGGCAAAGGAAGGGTCTCCGTGGAGAATTACTTTTAAGACATTGCACGGTCTAGAAAATCCTAATTTTCCTCCTACAATTCTATTGTCTGGTTTGCCAACAGTATGTTCCGGATATTATCCTTCTTTACCTCTAGAACAACAAAATGGATGCTTAGAATCTAGAAATTGGAGTCCGTCAGATAAATCATGGAATTTTGCCTTTACCGGTTTTCCATTGTGTGGTATCGATGGAGTGAAACCATTTTCAATAACAGCCATAGACACAGATACTATTCAAAATATTTCCTTAAGTTTTGATACTATCAATGCTGCTATTGATTACACATCATTAGATGAGGAAGGATTTGTGCATCCTGTCCCTCAGATAGTGCCTGTGGGGCAGGTTGCGGATCCTATACAATTGTCTCCCCGTTGCTCAGAACCTCCCATAAATATTTCCTATCGTTTTGGACCTCAGAACAGAGCAACATGTCCTATACCAACAGGCATTACTGGCTGGATAGTATCAGCTTCCGGAGGAAATAATCTATTACCCTCGGGGCTATCCTATACTATCAGTTTTCCTGGAGGTAGTCCAAAGAGACCATGGAATAATCTAGGCAGCGGCACTTTAACGATTACTGGAGATCCTTTATTTTTTGCTAGCGGTACAGAGTATGCTGAAAAGCTTATCTTGACTGTTTTTGACGCTAGAGGCAAGTCGATACAAAAAATTATTAAGTTTACAGATATATCGTCTCCTAATCCACCTTCTCCTATTGATCTTCCTATTTATTTTGATAGCGAAAAACCTATTTACACTCGTAGACTACCAGGACAAAATAATATAACAAACCCTAGTGGAACAACACCAATAGATTGGCAAAGTTATCCAGATTTACCATTGGTGTATTGGCCAGCGGCGAATGCTAATAATTTAAAATGTGACAGTATATTACCACACAACCAGTGTCTCGTAACGTCTTTTGCTTATAGTGGGGCTAATTTTCAAACTTTTGACTTCAGAGTATTCATAAAACCAGAAAGACCTATTCTTAGTGCTGGAAGTACAGTGTATGTAGAATTTGATAATAATCCCGGACATAACCGGAATAATAGATATCAATTATCCAGTCAGGGTAATTTTCCTAATATACAATATTTTATAACAGCAGATGGTCATGATTTAGGAACGGGCATAGGCAGACTGGTTCAGGAAAGAACCCCAAGATTTAATACTCAAAATATCCAAAAGTTTTTAGGCAATACAGACATAACAACAACAAGATCATTGCTAGGTTGTGGCAGCTTTGCTTCAAAGTCCAGTGTGCAGGAGGCTGGTTTTGGTCTCTTTGGAAGGATGTATCCAAGTATACAGGCTACAATTCCTAGCGGAGAGGTATTTTCTTCACAGATAGAAGGAAATCCACCTCCTGTTCCTTTAGCAAATCTTTCTTTGTCTACATTAGATAATATGTATACAAGTGGAGTTCCACAGATATCAACTGTTAAAACTTTTGATTGCTGGCAAACGGGTTACTTAAGAATAAGCGGAATACTTTTACCCTCTCCGTCAGTTGAACTAACAGACCCTGCTCCTGCCGCTGAGGCACCATTTGCATATAATGGACAACAATATTTTATTGGTAGTCGTTGCGTATATGGTAGTAATCCAGATGATAGAAATTTAATAGGAAATAAAAGAGATGTTAATATAGACTATAAACTTAAAAATATACTGTCTAATTCTACTTATGCTCAGGGATCAGTAGGACCAAATCAAGCAATATCATTTAATCATACCGAAAACACAGGAACAGTATTTTCTTTATTTATTAATAATACTCCATCTATTTTTCCAACATATAGATCAAATGCTATAAGATATGCTGAAAATGAGTACTTTTGGGTTCACAAGGGTGGAACAAAAAATCAAAGTATCACACAAAATAGTTTTCCTCCGGTTGTCATTGGTGGACTAAAAGATATTCATGCTCTAAGTGGGACAAGTATTTCTGGTTACAGTATTACAGCAGTAGGAGGATATATTCCTTTTAATGAGTATTCAACTCCAATTCCTTATTATAGGTTGCCCGATGGATCAAACTGGTCAACATCTAACTATCCTCCATTTATTACAGGTGTTATACAGAGTAGAGTTGCTGTTGAAAACTCAATAACTTACAGCCACTCTGGCTCGTCCAATTCTCAGTATCAATTCATACAGTCTAGCTTATTAAGTAATCCATATAATATAGAAGTGGGAGATACTATCTATATTAGCTTCCCAGGCACAGACATTCCAGCACAAACTATTGCTCTGGGAGTGAACAACATAAGCAACAATACATTATTAATCCCGTACTCTAGAGTTGATAAACCAGCTATCCTCAATGGAGCTGCGAAATTTTCATTTTTATCTAGCGTAACCGGTATAGAATCAAGCAGTATTTTTATTAAACACAAAAATTTACCATTAGTTACGGGAGATAGTATTGATGTTGTTTGGAGTTCGGGCAGTTCTTTTAATAGTATTGCTCCTTTAACAAATTCTATGACAGTAAGTTCTTTTAATAGTACATCTGCTGTTGTATCTTATAATGGTGTCGGATCTTCTTTTTCCAGTGGATTATCTATTGGGCATTCAGTAGATATATATAAAAATTATCATAATGAAATTAATATTGGATCATTAACCTTTTCTAAAGAAGGCTATTGGTTATTTAGCTTATCAGGTATTCCAACTAATGTTTATAAAGACTATAGATACAAGATAGTTACTGTAGAAAATAGCGGTATGCCAGTATTTTCTGGTACAGATTTGGTTGCCAAGAAGTACGTTTCTTTACATAATACCTATATTAGCAAACCTATTAAAATATTACTCAATAATAATTATTCTATTCCAAACAACAACGGGGTATGGACATTGTCTTTTAGTGTAGATGGAGGAAGTAGACCAATTAAAAATAACACCCCAGAAATTATGATTAACAATAGTATTTGCAATTTTAATAGAACACTAAATTCTCTTACTATGCAAGACTCTTACGATGTGGAAAATGATAGATGGAATATTACTATCGGAAATAATAATAATTATGATTGGAGATATGATGGCTCATTTGAATTGAAAGTTTTTGACGATACCGGATTTGATACTAAAACTATTCTTTTTAGTAATGGATAACTATGGCTACTATTAATATTACAAACCCATCTCCTAAATATTTAGTCATTAATCAGTCTATAGACGGGTCTGATAGTAAGAATGTTATTACTACCAATCTAACTATAAATGATGGTTTCGATAATACCGTAGGAGTTGTATATATCGAAAGAGGTTTGCAGGGTTTGCAAGGAATCAGAGGAGAAGTTGGTCCTATCGGTCCAACCGGCCCTATTGGTCCCTCTGGTTTACGCGGATTACCCGGTCCGCCGGGTAGTGGCTTAACAAAACTGCAAGTCGGAAATCTAGAGATTAAAGAGAACGAAACTCTTAATATCGAAGGAGAGGGTGGAACAGAAGTTACATTTTATCCTTTAACTAAGACTATCAAAATATCATCAAATATTGTCGGACAGGACTATGCGGCAAAAAATCATACACACACATCACAGAACATAACTAATTTTAATGAAAGTGTTGATGATAGAATATCAGAATTATTGGAAGCTGGAAGCCATATATCTTTATCGTATAACGACCAGGATCTAAATGAATTAATTATAAGTACTACTGGATTAGAAATAGGCTTAGATATACAGGCTCACAGCAATAGATTAGATAGATTATCACAATTACCTGTTTATGGAAATAGTTTAATAGTAGGAACAGGAGTTGATCAATACGGAACAACGAACATCTCGAATCTAGGTAAAAATTTAATTAATGATGTTACTCCAGAAGCCATGAGATTAACTCTAGAACTAGGTACAGCAGCAGAGTACGATCATGAGGTATTCGCTAAGCTTGAAGGAGGTAATCTTTTTACTGGAACTCAGTCACTAGGAGATGGAGAGCTCACAAGATTTTCAGCATCATTATCCAATAAAACAAACAATTCCTATGTTATTTCTCAATCAGATAATGGAAAAGTTTTAAGTTTTAATAATAATAACTCAGCCATTAATGTTAGTTTTAATGAAAATTTAAATGTGGGGTTCAACTGCTTGGTTGCTCAAGTTGGTTCTGGACAGGTTAGGTTTTCAGGAACACAAATTTACAATAGGGCTTTTCATAATAAATTAATAGGAAAATATTCTATTGCTACTTTAGTTAAAGTTTCAACTGATGTTATTATACTGACAGGAGATACCACAGATGCTAACGGAGGACCATAATGATATTACCTCCATTTTTTGGACATAAAACACCATCAAATGATGGAGAACCGTATCGTATACATTATTCATACATTGGTGAAGATGCTTTTTCATATGACGAGTACCCAAAGAGCGTAAATAAACACACCTACATAGGTACTGATGTTCTCACCTATAAGATAAGGTTTTTACCTCCCCTATTAATTCATACCTACTTATCTCAGGACGCTTTATCTTACCAGAAATTAACAAAAACAGCCCTGATTTCCTACTGCTCCATAGACTGTTTGAGTTTTCAAAAAAGATATCCTCCAGAAGCTCCATTTAATATATTGGCCGTTCCTGGTAACTCTGAAGTATACCTTAGTTGGAGTGCTCCAGAATCTTATCAGTTACCAATTAAAGATTATATTATTAAATACACATTAGCTAATCCTTATGCTATTATGACTGAAAATGATAGCATCTTAAGATCTGAAAATGGAGAACCGCTTACTTTAGAAAATGCTCAGTCATTTAGTGAAAATTGGATTTTATTTAAAGACAAGAGAAATCCACTAACTAGTATTACAGTTACTGGTTTGGTTAATAATAATACATACTCATTTAAAGTTGCTGCCGTTAATGCTGCTGGAAGAGGAAAGTATGGATATAGTAATAATGTTACTCCTCAAGCTACCAGTTCCACTACTACTACCACGACATCAGTTCCTGTTTTAAATGGTTATTCTATAATAGATTCGTATGGTATGGACGGATTATTCTGTCCAGTAGATACCTATAATGGAAAGCCATTCTACAAACACACAAGTACTAACGACTGGTTTATATGGCACGATAGCCATGATTGGCTGTATGGAGATAGAACAGGTGGTTCTTATGACCCAACGAATCCTACCAGCATTGTGGACAATCTTAGGTGGACGGCTTCTAATTTTAGCAATAGTCTAACACCCCCTACCATAAATTGGAACGGAGATCTTGCGGGAGCAACTATCACCATGGTTCAGTGCTAAAATTTTTGGCCCTTTAAATCAAATTTCATCAACCTTATCGGTAAGAATAAGCTATTGGGGTATAATTATGTACAATACAAGGAGATAAAATGGCCACTTTATTTTTCGAAGGCTTCGACAAAGGAATAATATTTAATCAGCTTGACCCTAATTATTGGTCAACTCAGTTTAAGCAGTATCCCAAATATGCTTTTGGTGGATATTTACCAGACGATCTCGGTTATACATATAATTCTCCTAATGGAGGATTTTTACCATCGGGTTCTTATATCACCAATGTCAGTGAGGTGGGAAATAATGCTTATCCTGGTTTTGGTTCTCCTCCTGGGTTTTTAGCATTTAGTAATATTGAGATCGAAAATACTAGTAGTGTTGAAATACCTACATACTTACAGTGTAGTGGTTTTCCTTTATCATCAGGAAATACTACGTATTTAGCTATGAGATGTTTGGGCTTAGAGTCAAAACATACTGAATATTCTAATTATCCATATAGACATACCTTTTTTAGTTATAATAGCGGAGATTTACCGCAATTAACAGTCAATATAGTTAAAATAACAGGCTTAACTAACTTAATATCAATTAATGGTAAAAATGAAACACTAGCACTAGAGGTACAACAGAACGATACCACATTAGGCTATTTTGATTTAAATATAGTTAATAACATAACAGGATACAGAATTGCTTCAGTATATAATACTAACAATACTATATTAACGCCAGCTCATACTATTTCTAATAGAGGATACTCTTCTATTATGAGTCGCTGGGTACATTTGGAGTTTAGTGTAGATGAATCCCAAGAAGAGCCAACTCTATTTATTAATGCTGAAGATATTAATTTGCCAGTAGTAAATTTTAATAATGAAATAAATAGAGAAGACTGGGAAATAGGATTACCAATAAGCGGATTTAAATTTAATAATTTACGATTCTATAATAGAACTTACTCTAGTAGTATTATTAATACAATGACAGACTTTGGGTTTCAAGGACAAATAGGGCCACAGGTGGGTCAATCATTTTACTATATGTTTGGGAAAAATTGGCTCTTAGACGATTTGGTATTGATCGACAGTGCTGTGCCAGAACCATCATATTGGCTTGGATCAACAGCTAGAGTTTCTCAATTAGCTCCTGGTGTATCTGGACAAGTATTTATTAATAACGTTATTGGTACTGTACCAGCTCGTTTAATAGATGATGTTCTTAGAGCCGATGGTATAAAAGATTGGACCACAAACTCTACTACGAGATTAGGTAATTCATCTGTATTTGTTACTAGTCATAGAAAAGCATTGTCTTATCTAGATAGCGATCTTAATAGTATTGAAGCCATTAATAGCGGAGCTATAGATGCTGTGGCTTTTTCTTCAAGACAGCTTTATATTAATGTTGATGGAGGTAATAGTCCAATTTATAGTTTCCCATATGATAATAACTCTATCTGGAGAGAAACTCTTAACGAAGCAGTGGGAGGAGTGAAGATTTATAATAGTGCTCGAAAGAAATTTTTAGATACTAAATTTGTAAACGTTTTTAGGTCGGGTGTTAGTGATCCTCTGGAAAGTAGCGTTTCATTATTATTGCACGGAGACGCTACTCCCATAGTAGACAGTACAAAAATTCCAAAATCTATTACTAATAATAATGTTATAGTAAGAGGTAATAACACTAAATTTAGTAATGGTAGTTTATATTTTAATGACACTAGTTCTTATCTTAGTATAAACCACAGCGATCTAGCTAATAATCCATTTACTATTGAATGTTGGATTTATTTTAATAATCATAATCAAAGTATATCTTTATTTGAGAGAACTCCCAATGTCTTTGAACAACGACCAACGAGTTGTGCAACTAGTTATTATAAATTTTTGGCTAGTACTACTGGAGTCTCATTTGTTAGAGGAAATAATTGTGACAAAACATTACTGTTTCCTAGTGGCGCTCAGACCGGAGTATGGAATCATTTGGCGGTAGTAAGAACAACAGGAAATGCTTTTAGATGTTTTTTAAATGGGGTAGCTAATACAGGATATATTATTAGCGACTGCGACAATAGATTATGTTACAATGAAGATGGTAATATGAATTTTCAAAGAGAAACTCAAGGAATATTCCAAGGAACTTATAATTTAAATTTTCTCAACAATGCCAATATTATAGCAAGTTCGGAATACTGGAATGGAAACACCACCATTAGTATGCCAAGTCCAAAAATTGGACAACCCAAACCACTACAAACATCAGATGAATATTTTAATAATGTGTCGCTTTTAGTTCAGTCTAACAAACCATCTATTATTGATTTGTCTTCCAATCCTAAAACTATAAACAATAATGGTGTGGTATTTAGCAATAATCGATCAAGATTTGGACACAAGAGTTTATACTTTACTGGTGGGAAAACATTATCTTTCGCCAATAGTAGTGATTTTGATTTTGGTTCTGATGATTTTACTATAGATTTTTGGTATTATTTAAATAATACAAATTCTAATACGACTTATAATATTTTAACTAGTAATAATATTACTCTCCAAGCATTAAATGGAGGAGCGACTATACGAATATATGTTACAGACTCGAACAGCATTTCTTACAATTTCAGAACGACCAACGGCAATACTGTACTCGGTACTGGTAGTTCGTATTCTATATCTTTGGATAAATGGTATTATGTGAATATAACCAAGTATGCTGGTGATATGTTCTTATATTTGGTTCCGAGTCAAGACTCCGTTACTCCCTTTTTTAGTTGGCCATTATATCTATTTAAAAATGAGTCGGTATCTAGTCCATTTGGAGGGTTTAATACATATAATAATTTTCCGATCAATTTTAATGGTTTCACTATTGGAGATAGTAATACAAATTTAACTCATAATCTATATATAGACAACTTCAGAGTTACCAAAGGACTAGCTAGAATAGTAACTAGACTAAATGCTCCAGTTTCAGCTCCTAAAGAAACATTTGGAATTTCATTACCGGATGAAAATTTTGATAGTTCAGTATATATTGATGAGTTTAGAATAACATATGGAGCCAATAGATACAATAGTAATTTTACTCCGCCAACTCAACCGTTTAAAACCGAAAGAGACGACTATTATCAGCTAGGGCCGGAGTATAATGTTAGTAAAACGAGCTATAAAACATTTCAGCATTATGCCTTGAAAAATCCTGCTACCAATCAAGCTTGGACATTGCCAGAAATTAGTGGGATGACACTTGGGGTTAAAAAATTATGAGTGATTATACTCGAATTAAATTAAGAAGATCATCCTCCAACGAGTGGAGCGGATCGAACCCCACTCTTGCTCTCGGAGAAGCCGGATATGAAACGGATTCTCGCAGACTCAAAATAGGAGATGGATTAACTGCGTGGTCAGGATTAGATTATGTCAAGGTTCATCCATCATCGATAAGTCATCCACAAGTTACTTTAAGAATTGGTGATGGTTTTGATCAAAGAATAGGAATTAACCTTTCTAATAATGAACTATTTAATATAGCTGCTTCGGGTGATACCACACTAGTTTATGACGATTCTTCAAAGACATTAGTATTTAATACTCAAGCCGGATCATCTTTTATAACACGTAATAATATCGTAAATGCTTTAGGATATGTTCCTCAAATTAGTGGTAGCTATAGCGCAATATCTCATAACCATTCTATAGCTCAAATTTCTGGACTTCAAACTATATTGGATAATAAACAAGCTTCAGGAAGCTACTCTTTGTCTAATCATACCCATAACCTGAAACTTAGCGTTGGAGATGGTAGGGTTTTGAATTATGAAGTTAATGATTTTTTAAATGTTATTGGTAGTGGCTATACTAATGTTGATATTGATGATTATACAAATACTCTTATTATCAGTTCTTTAGGCAATAGCGGAGTGTTGACTTTTAATAATAGAAGCGGGGTTGTTAATCTAAATTATCCTGACATAACAGGAGCATTGAGCTATGTTCCTCAACCAACCGGCAACTATGCTCTTAGTGGCCATACTCATAGCGTAAACCAAATAGTCGATCTTGATAAATTAGGTTGGACATTCAATAACTCTACTAATCAATGGAGCTTTGCTTATCCTATTATCACTAACATAGATAGAAGAACACCGTTGTCATCATCAGATTCTGGTAATCCAGGAGATGTATGTTGGGATATATCTTATTTGTATCTTTGTGTGGGTGTAAATTTATGGCGCAGATTACCTCATAGTTCATGGTAAATATGGAGCTAATATGAATATATTTAGTAATTTAATTAATCCCGAATTTAAGGGCTTGTATGACCAAGCTATAGATGCCTTATTGGAAAATAATGCTCTCACAGTACCATGTTCAATCTCTTATAACACCCCCAACGACACCTTGTGTAATAATTGTTTATTTGATCCTATAAACAATAGATCATTGAATATATATAATAATACCGGACCTGTTCCATTCCCAGAGAATGGTATTTGTTCAATTTGTAATGGATATGGTAAGGTCGAAAAATCTAAGTCCGAGATAGTTTATCTGGCTGTAATTTTTGATAGTAAGTACTGGTTTAATTGGGGGCACAAAACAGTAAATGTTCCTGATGGTATGGTGCAGACGGTTTGTAAGATAGAATTGTTGCCCAAAATTAGAAATGCTCAATACATGAAGATTGATACTAATGTTCAATCATATGGAGATCATTCGTATGCTTTAGCTGGAGATCCTTCTCCGTGTGGATTGGGTAGTAATAAATATATTATAACAATGTGGTCAAGAGCATGAATATTAACTTAAAATTATTAGAATCTGATGCTGAGATAGTTGATCAGATATTATCTGCAATGAAAGAGGTATTAGATAATAGTTTCTCAAAAGCTCTTAAAAACTTAAGAAACACTATACCACAAGAAGTTAAGAAAGCCATAAGTTCTGAACCAGAATATCAGTCTTTAATGGGTGGCAAACTACAATATGAATTTGGAATACCTAATCCTTCTAGTTCAGTAGACAGTATTATAAACGCTTGGTCTAATAATATAGTAATAAATACTACTCCGGTAACAATATCAGGCAATACCTTAAAGGGTGGATTTAGCTTAAATATGATAAAAGATGATTACGGAGATGTATTAAGTTTAGCTGGAGCGACCGTTAAGGATTCAAAAAGTGGAGCAATACTACCTTGGTTAGAATGGTTGTTATTATATGGTGGGCAAATTATTATTAAAAATTATAGGGTTCAAATTGGAGCTAATCCAAACTCACGAACGGGCATGGCTGTTATGGTAAGCTCCAAACAGAATTGGAGAGTTCCACCAGAATTTGCAGGCACCAAAACTAACAACTGGGTCACGAGAGCATTAACAAGACTAGACACTATTATACCCAATCTTATACAAAAAGAAATAGAGAATAATATATGAGTTGCGAAAATTATACAAGATTTAATAATGTAACATCTCTTAATGATCATCAATTAATTAGTCAATTAGAAGAGAATATAAAGACGTTTTTAGATTGGGGATTTTTGAATATCGGAGGGTTTGTTAATGTTAAGATTCCTAATAGTGGTCTTTTTGGCGGAAATTTTAGTGATCTAAAGAGTAGCGACCAGCCCGGATACACACCGGGACAAGTGTGGCAAGCTCCAAAGAAAGAGTGGGTTTGGGAAACAGGAGTATCATATAACGGCACTTCCCCCAATCGAATCTCGGGAGTTTATGTTTCCAATACTTTTTATCCGTCCCCAACAGGTTCCGGTACGATTGGTTATAATATCAATTATCCATTAGGACAGATAGTGTTTAATAAGCCTTTAGCAGCTTCCACACCGGTTAAATTAGAATATTCATATCGATGGTGCCAAGTTTTAAAAGGTGGATCCAATGAGTTTTTAACACAACTCCAGGGTGAATCATATTCTCCGGTACCAGATATTAATCTAAAGAATAAGGGAGACTATCAAGTATCATCAAGTCACAGAATCCAGATGCCCTGCATAATAATAGAACCAATTGCTAGAAGCTATTCTAAACCATGGCAAATGGGATCTCATGATTTTGCTGTTGATCAAGATATTTTATTACATGTTTTTGCTGAAAATTATCATGATAAGATTAAAATTACAGATATAATTAGATTTCAAAAAGAAAAGGTGATTAGACTATATGATAGTTTAAAAGTGGTCAAAAGCGGAGCTAATCCTTTAGATCACAAAGGAAGTCTTAATATTAATGGTAAAAATTACAGTGATTTAGTGAATAATCCAGAATATTTATGGAATAAATGCTTTTTTAAAGAAATATCCATATTGGATATGGAAACCACAAATAAAAATTTATATTGGTGTACTTTAAGATTAACCGCAGAAGTTATTTTATAACCATATTCGACAGGGAGAGCTAACATGGCCAATCGTCTATTTTATGCCGTTCAATCAGTACAAATTGCTGGACCATCAGGCACTAAATTAACAAAAAATCCGGACTTCGACACTGTTCAAGGTCTACAAAGCGTTGGTATGAACACCAACTTTAATCTTGAGCCAGTTTATCAGCTTGGTCAGCTAGAACTATACGACAACTATGAAGAGATCCCTGAAGTAGAAGTTACTCTTAATAAGGTTTTAGACGGACAGCAGACCATTTATGCTATGACCATGGGAAGTGGTAAGCTTGTTAATTTAGCAAATAATCGTTGCGGCGTTAAACTCAATCTTTATCCAGACACTAATGAGAGTGCTACCGGTATTCCATTAGCTAGTGTTCAGTGTAATCCTTCCTATCTATCATCTGTTAGTTATAATTTCCCAACAGAAGGCAATTTTACAGAAGAGGTTACTCTAGTTAGCAACGACAAGGTTTGGCTAACAGGATTGTCCGCTGCCAATACGCAACCTACTCTAGCATCAACAACTGGTGTGGGTATTCTTCGTCGTGGCTTGTGGAGCAAGTCTTCGGTGCTACCAACAGGAGCAGGTGATGGAGTGACTGGCTCCAATAAGGGTGGTATTCCTTCGGGCGCCAAGATTAATAGCGTCAAAGTTAGTATGCAGCTTGGTCGTGAACAGATTCGTGAACTTGGTAGTAGAACCCCATACTATCGTTATATCAAGTTTCCTGTTGAGGTTTCAACAGAAATCGAAGTAACAGCAACAGAGGGTGATATGGTAGGAGCTGATGGGGCAGCAAACACAGCTTGCAGCAACCCCAAAGCTCTTAACAACAAAGAAATCAAGATTGTTCTTTGTGATGGTACAGTTATTGACCTTGGAGCCAAGAACAAGCTAACAAGTGTTAACTTTACTGGTGGAGATACTGGCGGTGGTAATGCTACAATCACTTATAGCTACAGAACCTATAACGATTTTGATTATACTCCTCCAACAGGAGCTGGTCAAACATTTGCAGATGTAGTTGAAGCTGGTCTACCAGTGCCCAGCACAGATTACTAATAAATAGTCGAGAGGAAACTTATGGATGATATATTTGCCGTAATTGGCAAGATGTATCTGGATCTAATACAGAGTCAGAAAATTATAGAAAGCCTGCAAAAGAAACTAGAAGATCGAGAAAAAGATATTTCTAGCTTGCAGGCTTCTATTATTTCTAAAGATAATGTAATGTGAATGAATCCAGGAACAATGAAAAATTAATACACAGAATATTATCTGGCAAATTAATATTTGTTTTTGATGATATCTTTTATGAGCTTAGGAAACCATCTCTAGAAATTAAGATGGAAGCAGATTTTTTATATTCTTCAACATATGAAGATAATTTATATAATAATAATTTTTTATCACTAGAAGATGTAGAAAATTTATTAATTGAATTAAATATACTATATTATGATAGTAAAAAAATATTACAAAAAATTGAGAAAAGTTTAGAAAATGCTAAAGTTGATCTTTTTCAAAATTATTTTGATACAACCAAACGAGCTAAGATAAAAAATCGTTTAACTAATCTAAAGAGTGATATTGATAGCATATATTCCAAGCAACACAGCTTAGATTTCTTGACGCTGGAGCACTATTGCGATAATAGTAGACATGAATTTATTATTAGTCATACATTATATAACAAAAATAATGAGCTAATATTTCAATATAACAATATTGACTATTTAAAATTTAATAATATTGTGTCTACAATTTCTAAACATATGATAGATGTATCCACATATAAAAAATTAGCAAGATGTGATTATTGGAGAAATTATTGGAGCAATAATAAAACTAATGTTATAAGTGGTACTGTTAGCGAATGGTCAGAAGAACAAAAAAGTTTGGTAAATATATCTTGCATGTATGATAAGATATATGAACATCCAGAGTGTCCTCAAGACGATATTATTAATGATGACGACGCTTTAGATGGCTGGATGATCTTTCAAAAACAAAAAAATGATCTTCAAAAGAAGGAAAAAGGTGTAGATAGTATGTTGACAGGAAAGATTAAGAATTCCAGCGAAGTATTCTTGATGGCTGGCAACAAGGATCAAGCACAGGATATTTTGGGATTAAATAATAAGGAATCTTTGAATATAGTAAAAACTAAAGTTGATACTGTTATGACAAGAGGAAATGTAAGAGACGGCGAATTGCCAGATGTAAAACAAAGACTTATGCAACAACTTAGGGAAAAAGGAAGATAATTTATGTATGAACCAGAACGATTAAAATTTTATATGGAGCGTCGAATTGAAACAACAATGATAGGCGCTCTTGCTAGGATAGAACAAAACTTTGGATTTCTGTGGGGCTACGATAAAGATGGAGAACTAACTCCAGAGGAAGAAAAGTTTGCAGATATTTGGGATTTTACTCGTAACGAGATTTTAAATCATGGAAATAAACAAATTAGAAACTTAGATGTTGATTTTAATCGTTATGGTGGAGTTTTTAAGAGTAACTACCACTATAACTTTAAAGTAAACAAAAACAATAATCAAAACTGAAACCCAAAAAGGATATTAATATGAAAACAGAAAATTTTAGTGTTGTTGTAGATGGCGTTGAAAAGCATTATGCTGTTCGTTCACCCTCATTAAATGATCAAAGGGAAGCCCAGAAAGCATATAATCAAGCTTTCACTGATGCTATTAAAAGCAAGAGTATAGTGAGAGCTAAGATGGATGACCTTCTAGAAGAACAGGGTTTATGGAATAGCGAAAAACAGGCCAAGTTCACCACTCTGCAACAAGAATTGCTAGATGGAGAAAAGCGTCTGGCTAAGGGTGGTTTCAGCTTAAATGAGGCTAAAAAGCTAGCTCTAGAAATGAAAAATGTTAGAGCAGAAATTAGAGACCTTATTAGTGTTCGCACAAGTCTAGATAACCATAGTGCAGAAGGTCAAGCAGATAACGCCAGATTTAACTACCTAGTATCAGCTTGTGTGGTGTATAAAGATAGTAATGATCTATACTTTAAAAATTTGGAAGACTATCTTAATAAGGCTGACGACCCAGTAGCTCTATTAGGTGCTCAAAAATTGGCTAACATGATTTATGGACTGGATAATAACTTTGAAAAAGGCTTACCAGAAAATAAGTTTTTACAGAAGTATAAGTTTGTTGATGAAAAACTTCGCTTGATTGATAAGAAGGGTCGTTTGGTGGACGCCGACGGCAGACTTATTGACGAGAGAGGACGATACATCGACGAACAAGGTAGTTATGTTGATAAGTATGGCAATAGGGTAGATGCTGATGGAGATTATGTTGTAGAATCAGAACCGTTCCTTGATGACGAAGGTAAACCAGTTGTTTTGGATGAAGAAAAACCAGTTACGGAAGAAAAGAAAACTGATGAAACTAAAACACCAGAAACTTCACCGCAACCAACAACAGAGACTCCCAAGACAGAGTAATTTTCTATATAATTTGAGTTTCACAATCTTGAGCACCATGCGACATAGCGTTTGCATGGTGTTCTTTTTTTAGGATATAAAATATGAGCAAAGGATTTAATCTAACAGCAGAGCTGAATCTACGTGGTCCCTCTAATATTAGGACAGTAGTAGCAGATATTCGTAGACAAGTAGGATCAGTATCCGTAAACATTACTCCAACAGTCAATAGACAATCTATTCGTACTATTGCTAGTACAATTAGGAGTCAATTATCTAATATAACTTCTGATGTTAAAATAAGAGCTAATACAGCATCATTAAGAAGTATTGGTGCTGATATAAGACGACAATTAGGAGGGGTTACAGCTAATGTTAATGTAAGAGCCAACCAATCTTCAATACGAGCAGTAGCTTCTGATATCAGACGTCAATTAGGATCAATCAATACCAATGTTAACGTTAGATTTAATACTGCCGCAGTTACAACTTATGGTAATAACTTAAGAGCTTTAAATAATAACCTTAATCAGATAACAGCATCAGCAACTAATGCCACAGCAGCAATTAATGCTCTTACAGCAGCTATGAGAGGAGCATCAACAGCTGCAGCCAGTATTAATAATGCTTCTGTGAATGTTGGCAATCTTGGAAGAGCCGCTGGTGGGGCTAGGAATAGTATTGCTCTAGCTAGCAATGAGATGATAGAATTTGGTCGTCAGTCAGGATTGGCTTTTAGAAGATTTTCAGCTATTACAACTGTTACTGGTATTGTTTACGGACTAACTAATGCTATTAGGCAAGGGGTTGCATCCTTTATAGACTTTGATTTACAGATGACAAGAATTGCTCAGGTTACTGGAGATGCAAAAAATGAGTTGGGAGCTGTTGCCAACACTATTACTAATTTATCTACTACATTAGGTGCTAGTTCGGCTGAACTAACCAAAACTACGGTAACATTAGCTCAGGCTGGTTTAACAGCAAAAGATACTGCAACGGCACTTAGGGCTCTAGCTCTTAGCGCATTGGCTCCGTCTTTTGACGATATGAATCAGACGGTAGAAGGTTCTATTGCTCTTATGAGACAGTTTGGTATTGGAGCAAATCAATTAGAGATGGCTCTGGGCAGCGTCAACGCAGTATCTGCTAAATTTGCTGTAGAAGCTAGTGATATTATTACGGCTATTCAGCGTACTGGTGGTGTGTTTGCTTCTGCCAGCAAAGGAGTTAGTACTGGTACAGATGCTCTTAACGAGTTTATTGCTGTATTTACTAGTATACGAGCTACTACTCGCGAAAGCGCCGAAACTATCGCTACCGGCCTAAGAACTATTTTTACTCGTGTTCAACGAGCAGAGACTATTGAATCTCTCAAAGAATTTGGCGTTACTCTTACTGATCTTGAGGGTAAATTCGTAGGTCCCTATGTTGCTGTTCAGCGTTTAAGTGAGGGTTTATCAAGACTAGATCCACGAGATCTTAAATTCTCACAAATTGTTGAGGAGCTTGGAGGATTCAGACAGATTGGTAAAGTACTCCCTCTTATCCAACAGTTCGCTACTGCGCAAGATGCTCTAAGCGTTGCTCAACAAGGTCAAGGATCGTTAGCGGCAGATGCTGCTAAAGGACAACTAGCTTTAGCCGTTCAAATTCAAAAGGTTCGTGAAGAATTTCTTGCTCTTATTCGTAGCATTGGTGAAACTAGTAGTTTTCAAAATATGGTTAAGGTAGGTTTAGACTTAGCTAGCGCTCTTATTAAGGTTGCTGATGCTACTAAAGGTATTATTCCTTTATTGACTATGTTTGCAGCTTTTAAAGGCATTAGTACTGCTACTCAATATATTAGTGGTTTTGGTCAGGGTATACGAGGTCGTGCAGCAAGAGGATCGGCAGAAGGCGGAAGAATTTATGCTTTTGCTAGCGGCGGTTTGGTTCCAGGTAGCGGAGATAGAGATACCGTATCAGCTCGCTTAACTCCAGGTGAGTTTGTAATGAGAAAGAGCGCTGTAAAGAGTATTGGAGCTGGTAATCTCTATTCTTTAAATAGAAATAGTGGAGGCATTATTCCTAGTTCCTCAGATATACAAAGATTTAGCCAAAGAAATCCTACCAATGAATCAGGAATAGTAAAAAGCGTAAAATCTAAAAATAAGAAAACACCACCAGATAATGCTCTTGAATCATGGACAAATAATCCTACTCCCCAAAACTTAGCTTTGGCTCATTTTGGCTCAGAAATGCCAATGACACCGACGCATTTCAGACAATATATAAATAGACCGACAGCAGTAAGGGGTATTCCTACAAAATCTAATCAGCTTGCTCCTAGTCTGAAGATAGCACAAGGAAATATCTCTAGTTTGAGCAGCGCTAGTAGCTCGCAGATACAATATATTATCGATACTCTTGGGCTTAATCAAAAGCCACCAATTTTACTAAGTATTCCAAGATTAACAAATAATGCAATGAGGGATAGCGGACAAGGAGCGTTTAGTGCTGCTTTGGCTAGCTGGATCAAAGCAAATCCAGCACTTCTGGTATCTGATGGTAAAAGAAGAGGTGCTGATAGAATAAAGTCTACAGACCTAGTAAATAGTCCACAGAATTTTGCTAACACTATCTCTGCAAAAATACCAAAGCAAACTGTAATACACGACTCTGATCTTTCATCTTTGACCACCGATATATGGTCTCTACTCTCAGAAGAGAAGAAACAATTTCTTTCTGATAGAGCTGATATTATATGGAAAAGATTAGTAAAAGATAAGAGAGCAGGCGTTCAACAACGACAAGAAGGAGCATATAAAGTAGGTTCAATAGACCTGATAAATAGACGATCTATGGGTGGATCTATTCAGAGATTTCCTGTTGGTGGAGAAGTAAAACCAGTTATTCGCACTGTTGGAGTTATTGATTCTGATGACTGGAAAGAAGACCCGGTTGTCGCTGCTCAAATGAAAATGATGGGTATTACTAAGCTCGACGAATATAAAGTTCATATGTCTAATTTAGTAGCAGAAAAAAGAAAATCTGGAGGTATTCGAAGACTAAGAACAGTTTTTGGTGCTGCAGCAAGTGGTAAGACTACAGCGGCTTACGGTGGTGCAAGATCTCAAGAAGCAGATAACGCCAGGCTACGTAAAACAACTAGACGAGCCATACGAGTTCCCAGTGACTTAGAAGGATTAGATGAAGTCATTGATACAACTTCAGTACTGGGTCCTCGAAATACTACCTCTTTAAGAGCATCTGATAGAATACGAAATCTTTCTAGCAGATCTAAAGCTAGTCAAGAAGCAGTTGTGTCCAGAAGAAAAGACAGAGACAGACTATCAGAATCTGGAGTACCCGATCCATCTGGACGTAATTATGGATTATTTAATCGTAGACCCGGAGCTACGGACGGTGCTCCAGTTGATACCGGAATAGACGAAGCATGGCTAGCGGCTTCCGAAGTTTCTGGTGTTGATCCCAAAAAAGTGATAACTACTGATGTTGCAACCGGAAGAAGAATTGGTGCTCCAACCGTAAGAACCCCGGAAAAAACAACAGTCTTTTCTGGTAATGTTGGGCCAATGACATCTGGTCATGTTGAGGCGATTATGAAAGGATCGAAGAAAGCTAAGACTCGTCCAGAAGACACCGTAATATATGTTGCTGGAAATACTCCCATAGATCCATTTACACGAGATGATCAGAGAGAAAGAACAGCTATTTTCCCTCAAAAATCATCTAGCGGACCATCAAGAGTAGGAATGGCTCAAGCGGTACTTGGATCGAAAGGATTTAATATCTCTGCTGCTCCAAAAGGAATTGCTCCTGGGGCTTTTCCCAAAGCTTTCAAAATTGAAGGACAAGAAGATTCTTATATTGTCCCAAACAGTACTGGTAATTTTGCCATAATAGGAAATGATAAGCCAGACTCTACCATAGAGAGAAATCGTTCACAAGGTTACGAACCAATAAAAATAGCCAGAAATGGAATTAGTGGCACTGATGCTAGAGCGGCCATTATGAGTAATGATCTTGAAGCCATGGAAAGGCTTTTGACTCCAGAAGGAATAGCTTATTTAAAGCCTCATATGGCTACATTACAGAAAAGACCAAAACTATTAGATAGTATTCTTGCTAGAATTCAAGAAAATGCCCAAAAAGGAAAAGGAAGGGCAGGAAGATATTTCTCAAGCCTTGCTGAACTATCAACACTTCCAGCTCGGGTTACTGCAAAAACACCAACTGATGTTGCAACAAGAGTGAAAAATCTAAGAGAACAGAGAGATATAGACGAAGCGGTCTTAGGACGAAGAGCAGCCAGAATGCTTCCTAGACTTGAAGGACTGGGAAGGTCTTCTGGTGGGACTATTCAAAAATTCTTGGATGGTGGATGGGTTCAAAGAATGCAAACAAAACCAGACAGTATCTTACGAGATGAAATGTCGTTATTATCATCTAGTATTATGATGATGGATGTTGGAGAAAGAAAAGGATCTGCTAGCACATTTAATACCGGAGCAATCTATGAGGATGTTGGCAAACGAGAAGCTAAAGAAAGACTCGCTGCCATACAAAAATTCTTACAAGAAAGAACTACAAAAACAGTTGCTAAACTAAAAGAAAAAAAAGGAGCTGGACTAAAATCCACACCCCAATATGACGCTCAAGAGCAATTAGATGCTATCATCTATTATCAGGGCGGTTCTGGGCCACTCATTAAGGCTATGGCTGCTGGTAAAAAAACTTTCTCGGATAGAGAGAGTAAATATCAAACGGCTGATGTTGTTGGTAGACTAAATGCTGCTACTCAATTTAAAGCTCCTAAAAAACTTTATAGCGGATTAGGTCCCAGCCAACTAAGAGAAATTATTAAAGACACTGGAGTTTCTATTGATGAACTATTGGACAGAAGCGGTGTTGCTTTTACAGCGATGTCTGGTAAAAATGTAGATTTCCCAACCTTCGTTTCTACAACAGACAAGAAACAGCAGGCTTTGCGATTTGTTGGCAATCCAGGAGCTATGTTGAACATAGACTCAGCCAATGCCAAAACTAAGGTTATAGATCTACTAAAAGCTAAAGGTAAAACAGATACGTCTTCTTCAAAACCACAAAGTAGTAGAAGACTTAGTGGTCTTAATAAAATAGATCCTAAAAAATTAGACGTATATGATAGTGAGAGAGAGTTTATTTTACCTCCGGGTGTAAAATTCAAACTTAATAAAGTTAGTGGTTTTGTCGGTGAAGATTTTAAAGAAACCATCAAACCCGGCAAAAAGAAGAAATTTGCAGATTCTTATGAAGACTATCTTAATGATCAGTTCTTTGAAAAAACTAAATTAGATATTCAGGCTCAAATGCTCAACTCAGGAGGCCGAGTTCAACGACTTATGGCTGGTGGAGTAGCAGAAGAATCCGATGTAACCACGTCCACGAAAGCTTCAGTCGGAGAAATTATTAAATTATTAGGATTACAAAGAGCAGCTGCTGCTGGAGGCATTAGTTCAACAGATGTATATACAACATTAAATAAACGAACACCAACTCCACAACAAGCAGCAAGTAAAGCTGCTATTCTAGCAGAATTTACCAAACAAAAAACAGCACTAGCAAGTAAAGCGGCAGCTAGCCAAACAAGAAAACAAAATAAGGCAACGGCTAAAGGACTAGTATTTGGTGCCGCTGGATTATTTGGAAGTGCCTTTGCAACCCAACCAGTAATTCAAACTATACAAGACAGTAGATTAAAAGACCCAAATAAACAACATACTGTCAGTATTTATAGTGGAGTATATAAAAATCAAAAAAGAGCAAGTAGCATAGATGCTAGTTTTGATAAGGCTGTTGACACAATACCAATGCAACAAGCTCAAAAGGAAAAAAGAGCGGAAATGGTTGCTCAAAAGAAAAAAGCTGCAACCATATTGGGAGGACTTGAGTCTGGCAGAGAATTGAACTTAGACTTTGACAGAACATTAGCCTTTGGTGCTGACAAAATTTTAGCAGATCCAAAACAACCAAGATTTAGTGAATTTTCTGATACTACCAAAGTAACCGAGGCTCTGAGCAAAGCTAAACTAAGCGTACTAGGTCGTCGGTTAGCTTCTTTAGTGGCTAAAAAACCAGATTTATTAAAAAACATACGAGTCATAACAGCTAGACCAAAAGTAACGCTTCCTTTAATTCAAACATGGTTAAGTAGCAAAGGCTTACCAATACCAGATAGTCAGTTTAAGGGGCTGGGCGGACCAACCATTTCAGGATCAGATATAGCTAAGCTAAAAGCTGCAGAATTAACTCCAGGATCTATTTTTGTTGACGATGACAAAAGAAACATAGCTGCCGCTAGAAAAAGAGCTGATGAAGGAATAGATGTTTATAGATATAGAGGAGTTAAGAAATTAAAAGAAAATACACAATCATTAGAAAATATAGAGTCACTTAAAGGTAATTTATTAGAAGCATTTATAAGAAGATTAGGAGCAGTAGGATCGCCAAAGGGTAATGGATTTGATTTTATGAATGGGTTGGGTAAAGTCTCACAAAAATTCGACCCCAAACTACCCCCTAAGATACCAACTGACGTTAAGAGAACATTAGCTGGTCCATCAACCATAAAAGATAATATTGTTACTTATCTTAAAAATGTTAAAGGCTTTAATAATGGTGGAGCTGTTCAAAGCTTTATGGCCGGTGGAGCAGCTAAAAAAATAGCTTTCAAGGTTGGCGATAAAGTACGCTCTCTCGAAGAGTGGGGATTAGATCGCGAAGATGATCCCGCTTATACTGTGC